GGATTAACCGCAGATAAATACCTAGTATTCAGAAATGATAGGATAACAATATGAGCAGCCAAATAAACGAAACAAACATTGATAAAGATTACCCGGAGGCCGGAAAAGACAACGATAGCCAAGGCTTTCGTGATAATTTTTCAGCAATTAGGACGAATTTTACCTATGCGAAAACTGAAATAGAAGAGTTACAAAGTAAAGTTGTATTAAAGTCAAGGTTAGCAGGTGACTCTGGAACTGACGTTCCATTTGTTAACGACCTTGGAGGTAGTAATCTTACTAACGGTAGTCATACTAATTTTCACGGAACTTCTTTCGGACCAATAACCGCAACAGGTGCTGCCAATATTGATGTTGAAAAAGGATCTCTACAATCATTTATATTAGCTGCTGATTCAACATTTACTTTTACTAATTGGCCTGATAGCGGAAATTATGCTAAAGTTAGAGCACATTTTAGAAGTAACGGCTCTGCGGTGTCTGTAGGAAATGATATCATAGAAGGCAAGCGTTATACTATTAACGAAGTAAACACTACAAATTTCATTACAATGGGTGCAGATCCAACTGCTGTATTTACAGGTAGTATTACTGGAAACACCCTTACCGTTAACACCATCACTTCAGGAACATTAGGATTAAACACTTATATTATAGGAACCGGTGTATCTGCAGGAACAAAGATTATTGTTACGAAAAACGAAAATCCTTTGCTGGCTGTTAACGAGTATACTGTAGATATTGGTACGCAATCGGTTGCTCCTAACACTCCAATGACGGGTATAACCTCTGGCGTAACTTTTACAGCCACAACAAAAGGTAGTGGTACTGGAACTGTTAAACCGTGGAAGTCTGTTACATTATCTACAGAAAACTCAGGTACTATTATTAGTGATTCAGATTTTACCTTACCTCTTTTATTAAATCCAAATGAAGCAGATCAAGTAATCGAAGCGTGGACATGGACTGGAAACACTAGTAAAAAGATTTATGTAAATTACATTAGTAATCTAGACGCGGCACCAACTAACTATACTAATTTAAAAGTTGGCTCAATAAGCGTAGATGAACTTACAAATTCTACATCTACAACCAGCGGAGCTTTACGAGTAGCAGGCGGTGCTGGAATTGCAAAAAACTTAAACGTTGGTGGTAACACTATAATCAGCGGAAATTTAACTGTTACAGGAAATACTACCTTAACAACTAGTTCTGTTACAATTGCCGACATTGGCACAATTACCAATGTAAGTATTGCAAATCCAAGGACAGGCGATTCTTTAAAGTATAACTCAAGCACAAGCAAATGGTCAAACAACGTTGATTTAGTTACATATCAAGTAACTGTTGATGATAACGGTGCTGGTAACCAACCAGTTTTTCATATTAACAATGTTCCGTTATCTACTAATTTAGGCGTACAAGCAAGTGTTCTTAAAACTTTCAAAGCAGGAAAGAAATACAGATTTGTTCAAGAAGATTCGTCAAACACTGCGTATCAGCTAAGATTTTCTACTACTCCAGATACTATTGTTAACCCTGATAATTTGCCAGGTGAGAGAACAATTTTAGATTATTCGACAAATGTGACATTCAGTACAGGAGTTGGCAGTAACAGATATACTGAAATATTAATTACGGAAGATACTCCAAGCCCGTTGTACCTATATGCAAAACAAGCGGATCGAACACTAGAAGCTGCTTTTAATCTTAGCAATTTAGTAATTACAGGCACACAAGGAGAGATTACAATTTCTGCTCCAACAAGTCCGTTGACTACCAATCAACCAATTCAAATTACAGGCACTTGGGGTGGAACTGGTAGCTTGTTTGGTTATCAACCAGCAGGAACTTTGTACTATATCAAAACAGGTGGTTCTGGAACAAACTTCCAGTTGTTAGTTACACCTGGCGGATCGCCAGTGCAATCTACAGCAGGGACTCCTAATGGAACTTTATTAACAATTTCCGCTATGATTGGCGCAGGTAGTTATGTAGAAACATCAAAAGTTGGCGGGGAATATCCTGTTACAGTCAACGGTGGTCCTGTTAAAATTCTTAAAGATTATGTAGTTCCGGGTACTCAAAATGTATTAGCTGATACTACAGACAATGCTATCACTATTACATTACCAACAACACCAACTGTTGGAACTACTGTTAATATTTTTGATGCTGGCAATGCTGGTACTAATCCTATTACTATCGATCCAGGTGATGCACTTATCAATGGAGTAAGTGGGGACATTAGTATGTCTGGCAACTACGGTGCATTAACTTTAGTTTTTGCTGGAGTATATGGAAGTCCACCAGTAGCATCTTGGTCGATGGCTAAATTATCCTTCAACGGCAGTGAAGACGTATCTGCTTCAGGATCCATTAGTTTAGATACATCAGTAAGTTATTTTAGCACATCAGGTGTTGAAAGTTGTACACTAGCGGACGGCATCGAAGGGCAAGTTAAATCGCTGGTGATGAAAAATGCTAGCGGTACAATGTCTGCATCCATTTCAAATGCAGGTTGGAAATCTAGCGGTTCGGGTACTATTATATTCAACTCCACTGGGGATTCTTGCACATTACAATATATCCAAGGCAAGTGGTATGTAATTGGTAATAACAGCTGCACTATAGAAGGTGTGCAACCTGGAGAAGTTGTTAGTGCCCCAGGAACTGCTAGTGCAACAGGCCTCCCAGGGCAGATAGCTTACGACAGTACATACATTTATGTTTGCGTGGCAGCGAACACTTGGAAAAGAGTATTGGTTGAAAGTTGGTAATATGCATCCATTAATTGGCGACCTTTCAGTTCTTAAAGATAGCGAAGTAGATTCGAAAATAAATGATTTAACTCGAAAATACTTTGCTACCCATAATTTTGATTTGCAACAACAAATTGCTATGGCATTGGATACATACAAAGCAGAATTGGCAAAGCGCCAAGCTTCTGCGTATGAAAAAATGATGAATACTCGCAATAAAGATCTTGACAAACTAATTAAAGTCAGCTAAACTAGTTGGATGCAATTAGACAAATATAGCAATCCTATTTTTAACGAACAAGACTTATTTGATGCCTTATATAATGGGCACCAATTTTCTGCTGACGATACTCTGCTAGTTGAACGCACAGAATCAGTTAAAGAGTTAGAAAAACAAATTGGTTTCAAATTTGTCCCCCCATACGAAACACATTTCCAAGTTGAAGACTACGACAGGGCTTGCCAATCTTACTGGAACATGCCCGATGAATATAAAACATTAGATATCGAAAATTGGCTGTTTGGGCAGGCTCCTCCTTGGGATCCTCAGCATACTAGGCTAGTAGAAGAGTTAGAAGCGTATAAAGCAAGAAATATGCTAGATTTACTGCGCTGGCTAAAATACTTTGTAGATACTTGCTCAAAAGAAGGTGTAGTTTGGGGAGTAGGACGAGGATCTAGCGTAGCCAGTTATGTACTCTTTATTATTGGAGTTCATAGTATAGATCCCATCAAATATAATTTAGACTGGCGAGAATTTTTGAGATAAGTAAAAGCATAATCCTAGGAGATTAATATGGCAATGAAAGAACAACAAAGACAATTACATCGCTCAATGCAGGGCAAAGTAGTTGATATGAACAAACTCGTTATGCAAAACGAAATGACTGTTGCTGTGGGTAACGTAAAAGTTAATGCTCGCGGTGACGAATTAGGTCCTGGCGGAAAAATTATCCGTAAACGTGAAGAAATTTTACGTGAATCGCCAAATAGTAAACCAGAAGGCAATGAATGAGTAAAGTAAAAATAAGTCAAGTCAGGCCTGTACAGGCTCATATCCTAGTTAGCGATATGAATTTTGGTGAACAAAAAACCTCTGCCGGAATCATTCTTAAAAGTGATGATGGTAAAAGCGAAGGAGTAAAACCACGCTGGTGTAAAGTTCGCGCAATTGGTAAAGATCAAACTAATGTTAAAATTGGTGAGTGGGTACTAGTAGAGCACGGACGCTGGACTCGCGGGTTAGAATTGTTAGAAGAAGATGGTACCGTTGTTACTATTCGCCGAGTTGATGAAAATGGTATTTTAATGACAACTGACGAAAGACCAGTAGGTCCAGAATTTGGAACATTTACCACAGCATCACACGGTTCGGAGATTCGACCAGAAGATTTCATGCGTTAATTTTTTATCTTTTGAGCAACAGGGCTATTGACTAGCCCTGTTCTTACCTTTATAATAGCATAAAGGAGACCTCTATGTTTTTATTAAATTTAGTACTTACTGTATTGGCAGTATATTTTGCCAAACAAGCGTACGACAATTACAGGATTCATTGGGCAATGTTTTGGTCATTCTTAGTTGGCTGGGATCTCCACGTATTACTTACGACACTATTATAAGGAAAAATCATGAGCACATTTAACGAGGCCGTAGAAGAAATAAAAAAGACAAAAGAAATTTTAGAAGGACAACCTCCTGAAATAATTAATCATCCCGATCCAAAAAAACATCAGTACATTAGTTTTGTTAAAAGTTTTTTTAGAATTATAGCAGGTGTTTCACTATGCTTTGGTGAGTTCGCCATTGCAGGCGGGCTATTTATTGTTGCAGAAGTATTAGGCGTTGCAGAGGAATTGGTATGAAAGAACTATGGGTAGAAAAATATCGCCCTTCAAAAATTGATGGATATGTCTTTAGAGATGATCATCAACGATCACAAGTAGAAAGTTGGATTAAACAAGGTACAATTCCTCACTTGTTGTTTAGTGGTAATGCTGGTATTGGTAAAACAACTCTTGCAAAGATTTTGTTTAACGAACTAGATGTTAATCCTTTAGACTTGTTAGAAATTAATGCATCACGTACTAACTCTGTTGAAGACGTCCGTGATAAAATTGTTAACTTTGTCCAAATGATTCCATTTGGTGATTTTAAGGTAGTACTATTAGATGAAGCAGATTATTTGTCACCTAACGCCCAAGCGGCTTTACGTGGGGTTATGGAAGAGTATCACACTACTGCTAGGTTTATACTTACTTGTAACTATCCCAACAGAATTATACCGGCTTTGCACAGCAGATGCCAGGGTTTTCATATCGAACGAGTTGATATTACTGAATTCACTGCTCGTGTCGCTACCATACTTGTGGAAGAAAATGTAGAGTTCGATTTAGATACATTAGATACATTTGTTAAGGCAACTTACCCAGACTTGCGTAAATGTATTAATACTGTTCAAATGAACAGTATGGATGGTAAATTGCACACTCCTGAAAAAGGTGACACTGGGGAACAGGATTATAAACTTGAAATGGTGCAATTATTCAAAGCCGGTAAAATTAGCGAAGCACGTAAACTTGTGTGTAGTCAAGCTCGACCAGAAGAGATGGAGGAAATCTATCGTTGGTTGTATGATAACATTACTATATTTGGTGATGAAGAAAAACAAAACAAAGCAATTCTTATCATCAAACAAGGACTAGTTGATCACACGTTAGTCATTGATGTGGAGATTAACTTGGCAGCTACATTAATTAGATTGGCAATGCTTTGAAGACTAAATTAAAATTAGCCTACATGAAAACTGCTGAAACATTTGCAGAACTTAGTCATGCACGTAGATTACACGTAGGTGCCATTATTGTCAAAGATGATAGAATTATTAGTATAGGATACAATGGTATGCCTAGTGGTTGGGATAACAACTGCGAAGATACTATTCAACATTCCGATGATACAATTACATTAAAAAGTAAACCGGAGGTATTACATGCTGAAACAAACGCAATTGCGAAACTGGCTAAAAGTACTGAGTCTGGCAACAATGCTACTATGTTTATTACTCATGCTCCTTGTTTGGATTGTGCCAAACTTATATTTCAATCTGGCATTGGCAGTGTGTTTTACCGTGACGCTTATCGTAGCGAAGCTGGAGTACAATTCCTCGAACAGTCAGGAATAACTGTAGAACAGCTATAATAAAAAAGGACCCGAAGGTCCTTTTTTTATGAGTCTCCGTAGATTGCTAGTATCTCCTTAACAGCATTATGTCGTTCGATGTCCTTGTGATCAAACTCAATAATATCAATATGCTTTAACGATTTTCCTGTAAGCAGGTTACAAAAATCAATTAAACCATTATCATTCATTCTATCTGCTTGGGCCAAGTCACCAGTAACAACCATCTTCGAGCCTTCACCGAGTCTCGTAAGTAGCATCTTCATCTGGTTGACTGTAGTGTTTTGGCACTCATCAGCAATAATATATGCGTTTTTAAATGTGCGGCCACGCATGTAGGCAAGTGGGCTTATCTCTATAACACCTTCCTCCAACATCTTTGCGATGTCCTTTTGTTGATAATACTCTCCAAAGACGTCAAAAATAGGTCTCGTCCACGGGGCCATCTTTTCATTCAGTGTCCCTGGCAAAAATCCCAAATCTTCATCTACGGAAACGGCGGGTCTTGTAACAACTATTTTATCAACAATGCCTTCCTGGAATAGCTTAATTCCGTGCTGTACAGCCAACATGGTTTTGCCCGTACCGGCAGGGCCGATAGCAAATACAATGTTTATACTGTCATCTTGGAGTTTTTGTATATAAGCCTTTTGATTAGCATTACGTGGATACAGGCTCACACGTTGCTTCTTCTGCGGAAGATACGGTTGAAAATCAATTACCTTAACGTCTGATGTAAAGCGTTTTTTCACTCTTTTTGTCATCTAGTTGTTCTCCTACTCTTATGAAAAAGTAGGACTTGTAGCGACCGCCTCGATAACTACAGAGGTCCTACACTATTATTTAACAGATACGCAGAATAATAAACTGATACGTTATGATTTTAAACCAGCTAAATAAGTATAATGAATTCTAGGACATAACATGTACGATATTTTAGACGTTATACGCAACATAGACGACTTGTACGAAAACAACACCAGCTTATCTGTGCTCAAAGACTTTGAGCGTGTGCTAGATGAGATGGATTTGTATGCTTACGAAAACTGGGAAGATGGCGAATTAGCCTATGGCCCACAAGTCGACCGACACTGGATAACTGCTGGCTTCATGTGGCCAAAAGACCAAATGCCCAATCCTATTGGTGCTAAAAGGTTGCAGGATTTAGGTTGCAGAATCAAGTATGAACGCAGTCATTTAGTAGAACCTCGAGAAATTAAAACTCCCGATGATTACCGCCCAGGTACAAAGAAAGGTCGACTAGATCGCAAACCTATATGGATTGTTGAGATTCAAATGCCAAAGAAAATTGCGTTTGATATGTATCGAGGCTACATGGACAAAATGAAGGCAGAACAGATGCCTAGCGAAGAAAAACCAAAAGTACCAACACCGTCTGTACCAGCGGGAGCAATGCCGCCAGCGGGAGCGATGCCACCAGCGGGAGCAATGCCACCAGCAGGCGGAGCACCAGCAGGCGGAGCACCGGCTCCAGTAGTTTAAGGATAATTATGATTAACGAAAGTTTAAAATCGGCGGACTTAAGACACTTTGTTAAAAAAGTTATCGAGATTGATAACTTTAAAAGTAAAATTGGTGACGATCAAGATATTGTTACTATTTCCTTTACAGTGGACCACGAGGATCCTGCAAAAGATTTAGAGAACTTTATTGAAATGGGTTTCGACTTTGTGCTGGATGCTGATGTAAGTCCTGGCGAATTAGATGACGGAACATATAAAGTGTATGTTGAGTTAGAACGAAATCGACACGTTGCGGAAGAAATTAGAGAAATACTCGACGGTGTTGAAAAAATTGCAGGCATTAACGATTTTAGATTTCGATATTTTAAAAATTTTAAAAGCCAAGAGGCCACAGAAGATAATTTAGCGGCTGCTATTCCTATGGATAAAAATGCATACGATGCTGCAACCGAACGCAGTAAGTTAGATAATTTTCAAGAATTTTTTGTTAATAGTTACGCAGATGATATTAAATTACTTGATGAGTCTATCAGTTTTAAACGCAACAACGGCGACCTTGTAAAATTTAACATTGTAACAAGTGGTACTAGACAAGAAGTATATAACGAAATAAAAGGACCTATCATGCTAGAAAGTGCTGGCATGGCTGAGGTTATGTTTTTATCAAAGTATATTGGTAACTATAATATTACTAAGATAAGCGATACCTTTATATTTGAAAACCGCGGATGGGCCGTGGCACTAACAAGGAAATAATAATGAGCAAATTTGATTTTGAATTTACACTAAACAACTTAAAAGAGATGGTTCCAGGAAACCCTCACATTGATCATTGGTACAAAGCAATATGCGAAATTTTACCAGACTATGATATTAATACTAGACCACGTGTTGCAGCATTTATTGCTCAATGTGCTCACGAGTCAGGCGGATTTAAATTTATCAAAGAAAATTTAAATTACAAAGCGGCTAGTCTACGTAAAGTATTTCCTAAATATTTTCCAACAGACGAGTTAGCAGCTCAGTATGCTAACAAAGGTGAAATGATTGCTAATCGTGTTTATGGTAATCGTATGGGTAATGGTCCTGAGGAATCTGGCGACGGTTACAAATATTGTGGTCGTGGTCTTATTCAGTTGACTGGTAAAGACAACTACACACGTTATGCACAAAGTTTAGAAATTAGTGTAGAAGAAGCTAGTGAGCATTTAACAACTTTTGAAGGTTGTGTACAAAGTGCCGCATGGTTCTGGGAAGCCAACAACTTAAATCAATGGGCAGACAAGGGCGACATCCTTACACTAACAAAACGCATTAACGGTGGTACTATTGGTCTTGAAGATCGTATTAAGCATTATAATCACGCACTTCACGTTCTAGGAGCATAACATGTGGATGCTGAGCTTTGTGCCTGATAGTTTATTGTTGTATATTATCAACACAATCCTATTAGTAGGTGCTGTTGGCTCATTTCTTACGTTCTTTGCGTTGAATAGAATTCTTCGTTGGTTTCCAGCAATTGCTCCGTACTATCTTATTTTACAAATAATTAGTGCGGCATTGCTAGTAGGTGGCATTTACTTCAAGGGCGGTTACAGTGTAGAAATGTCCTGGCGTGAAAAAGTAAAAGAAGCAGAAGCCAAAGTTGCTATTGCCGAAGAGCAAAGTAAAGAGCTTAATACTAAGCTGGAAGAAGAACGTAAGAAAAAACAAAAAGTAAAAATTGAATATTATAATACTGTAAAAACCGAAATTAAAGAAGTTGAAAAAGTTATTAACGCTAAATGCGAAATAGATCCGCAAGTAAACGAATTACTTAACAAGGCTGCAACTAATCCAGGGAAAGCAAAATGAAAAAATTAATATTGCTACTTCCTATAGTTTTATTAACAGGCTGTTTAGCAACAGCACCAGTAGTACCTAAGTGGCCTGAAGTTCCTAAAGAGCTATTAGAAACTTGTCCAGATTTAAAAACGTTAGAGCCTAATAACACTAAACTTAGCACTATAATCGAAACTGTAACAGACAATTATCAGCAATATTATAATTGTAAGGACAGCGTAGACAGCTGGATCATGTGGTATAAGGGTCAACAGGAAATTTGGAAAACACTTAAATAAAGTTAGTACATTAAGGAGCGAGCGAATGGAAGATAGAAAAATGGTAAAGTGGTTATTAGCATTACTGCTGCTACCACTAGGATTAGCATACTTTAGCGGTGATAGATATCGCTATCCATGTCAAGATCCATCAAATTGGGACAAAGATTTCTGTAAGATGCCTGTATGTGATGTTAACAGAACTTGCCCGGAACATATTTTTAAAGGTCAACGCGACCCAAGATTAGGACCACCAAAAGATGAACCAAATAAAACAATTACTACACCGGCTCCTCAAGCGAGTTTCGGATCTACTACACAAGGAGTCAACTGTGGAAAATAATAACACACCTCTAATTTATACTGAAGAGCAATTAATGGCTCGTCTAAAGTTCTTTATCGGCATCTGTCTATCATTGACATTGTTTGGTATTGTGTTCGTTGTGCTTTACTCATTAATTTTTGTAACACAACCATTAAACGCTATCAGTCCAATTGATCAAAAGTTCTTTGAATTGATTATTCCTATTGCTACATTCTTAACAGGTACACTAAGTGGTATTATGTTAGCAGGTGGAGATAAGGACGCACAGAAGCAAGCATTAGCGGCTGCAAACAAAGGTTGGGATAAAGCACCAACTCCAACAACACCAGCACCTAGCGCACCATCGAGTGGCGGGTTTGGTAGCGTTCCGTTAGGCGGAAATACTGCAAGTGGATTTGGCGCAAACGTTGGATTTACCACTCCTGGTGGGTTTGGTATGTCTGGAAGTTTTACTGCTCCAGCGCCAGTTGCAACGACAGCAAGTGGAAAAGCAATAGTTCCATCATTCCCACAACCAGAACTATAATCAAATTAAAATGGCTAACGAAATTAACAGCGAAAAGAAACGAGAAGATTGGATGAACAGTAAATGGCGTCCAATGATGGGTTGGATGTACATGGTAGTATGTATGTGTGACTTTGTTCTTTTTCCTGTATTATGGAGTTTAGTACAAGTAGTTGGTGACGGCAAAGTAGAAACACAATGGTCCCCAATTACTTTACAAGGTGCTGGATTATTTCATATGGCCATGGGTGCTATTTTAGGTATTGCAGCATTTGGTCGTACACAAGAAAAACTAGCAGGTGTAAACAATAACGTTGCAGTTCCAACTGCTCCATTAACAGTTAGCACACCTGCTACAACACCAAGCGGCAAATTTGTTGTTCCAGCAACGGCACAACCAGAAATTTAATAGGAGCGAGACATGTTAGATACATTATTTTGGGTAGCAGTAGGAGCATTTGTAGGATGGAATTTTCCACAACCTTTCTGGGCAAAAATTATCCAGGAAAAAATTCAATCAATGATTGCAAAAAAAGGAGCATAAAATGAAATTAATATTAGCATTGGTAACAAGTTTAGCATTAGTTGGCACAGCATACGCTGGCGGCGAAATGAAAGAAGTATGTACAGACAAAAAAGACAAAGCCGGCAAAGTAGTAAACGGCAAAGATGGTAAGCCTGTACAAGACTGTAAAAAAATCAAAGTACACAAGAAGGTAGAGGGCGAGAAAGTGCCCGATTCATCTAAGAAAAAGTAATCAAACTCTTGACAGGCTCCGTTTAAAATAGTATAATTAATACTATTACTGGAGCCTTTTTTACGACTATGACTGATTATTACCAAACACTAGGTGTTAGCGAAAATGCTAGCCCAGATGAAATTAAAAAAGCATACCGAAGCTTGGCTAATAAACATCACCCAGACAAGGGTGGAGATCAAGCCAAATTCAAAGACATTAGTGTTGCTAACGACATTTTGAGCGATCCACAAAAACGAGCCGAATACGATCAACAACGCATGTACGGTGGAGGGCCACAAGTTAGGTTCACATCCGGCGATCCATTCAGTGATATTTTTGGCCACACAAACCCATTTGGACAGGCAAGTCCATTTGGCGATATATTTGGCCATATGCGAGGCCGACAAAGCCGTAATAGAGATTTAAATATTCAGTGTCAAGTTACATTGTTAGACAGCTTTCAAGGTAAGCAGTTAGAAGCAAATTACAGACTACCGAGCGGAAGAACACAAACAGTTGTTATTAACGTGCCACCCGGAATAAGTCACGGCGAAACTATTCGCTATCAAGGGTTAGGAGATGATACTATTCCTAATGCACCTCGTGGAAATTTAAATGTAACTGTTATAGTATTACCAGATTCTAATTTTAGACGAGAAGGTGACGACTTATATACAACTGTAAATATCTCCCCTATCGAAGCAATGATTGGTTGTAAAAAGGTTGTTCGATACCTAACTGGGGAAAACAAAGAAATTGATATTCGTCCAGGAGTTGAAACTGGTATAGAGTATGCCAGTGCAGGGTTTGGTTTTAGTAACCCACATTCCGGAATGAAAGGAAGATTTGTCATTGTAGTAAACATTCGAACTCCTTCAATTACCGATCCTTTGTTAGTAAACGAATTAAGAAGATTAAATGATGCAATTAGTCAACGAGTCTGATCCAATTCTTAAACAAAAAGCAGAAAACTGGGACTTTAAGAATCACGTTAATGCCGCAGTAATCGAACGAGAAATGTTAGAAATAATGCAGGCTAATAATGGTATTGGATTAGCTGGTAATCAGGTTGGCTTATTACGTAGAGTATTTGTTATAAAATTAGCAAATGGTCGTGAACTAGGTTGTTTTAATCCATGGATTATGATTGGAGATAATGATTTAATTAATGGCGAGGAGGGCTGTTTGAGCTTTCCTAATCTTTGGCTTAAAGTCAAAAGACACAATAAAATTACTGCCGCATATCTTGACAGTACGGGTAAACAGTGTATAATAGAACTTGAAGGCATCGATTCAAGATGTTTCCAACACGAATTGGATCATTTAGACGGTGTAACATTTACAGAACATGTAAGTAATTTAAAATTACAAATGGCACGAAAAAAACAAAGGAAATTAAATGGTTGAACCAAGCGACAATCTACAAACAGTTTTTGAAAAAGCAATTGAAACTGCTAAAAAATTACACCACGAATACCTTACTATTGAACATCTATTGTTAGCAATGCTCATGGATGACGGATTTAATAAAACTGTTCAAGGCTATGGCGCTAAAGTAGACGAACTTAGGAAAAGTCTTGCAGATTATCTGCAACATAAATGCCAAGAAATTACAACACCCGATGTTGTAGTTAAACCTAAGAAGACACAGAGTGTTGAACGTATTCTTAATCGTGCGTTTACACAAGTGTTGTTTAACGGGCGTCAACGCATTGAACCTACAGATGTGTTCCTTGCTATGATGGGCGAGAAACGTAGTTGGGCATACTTTTATATTCAGCAAGCTGATATCGATAAAGACAAATTTGCAGATTACTTAAACAATTCTGTAGAAGAAGAAGACGATCAAGAACAAGAATCTGGTTCTAGTAGAGCACTTGCATCATTTACTACTAACCTTAATGAAGCTGTTAAGAAAAACAAAATCGATCCTGTCATTGGTCGTATAGACGAATTAGAAAATATTGCGCTTGCGATGGGCCGACGTAGTAAAAACAACGTAATCTTAGTTGGAGATCCGGGTGTAGGTAAGACTGCTATTGCAGAAGGCCTTGCTTTTAACATTGTTAAGGGTGCAGTTCCAGACTTTCTAAAAGATTATACAGTATATAATCTAGACATTAGTGCTATGCTTGCTGGCAGTAAGTATCGAGGTGACTTTGAAGAACGTTTTAAAATGGTACTTAAGGCTCTTACTAAGAAAGGTAAGACTGTGCTGTTCATTGACGAAGCACACATGATTAGTGGTGCTGGTTCAGCAAGTAACTCAGCCAACGACCTAGCTAACATGATGAAGCCTGCACTAAGCAAAGGTAACATCAAGGTTGTAGCTAGTACTACATGGGAAGAATACCGTAAGCACTTTGAAAAGGATCGTGCGTTAATGCGCCGTTTTCAACGCATTACTGTTGACGAGCCTACTGTGGAAGTAACACTTCAGATCCTTAAAGGTATTAAGAAATACTACGAAACATTTCATAATGTTAAAATCAAAGATGATGCACTACAAGCTGCTATTAAACTTAGTGTAAAATATCAAGCAGATAAGAAATTGCCAGATAAGGCTATTGACTTAGTTGACTTGGCTTGTTCGCGTTTTAATTTAAAACTTGCAGATGAACGTGTAGTTACAGAACGTGAAATTCAATACGAGCTTTCTAAAGTTATACAAATGCCAGAAGAAGTGGTGGCTGAAACAGAAAGTCAAAACTTATCTACATTACAAGATAAACTCGAAGAAGAAGTTTACGGACAAGATCTTGCTATTACTGAAGTAGTTGATAAAATTATGGTGGCGCAGGCAGGTCTTAAATCTGAAAACAAACCCATTGGTTCGTTTGTATTCATGGGGCCAACTGGTTGCGGTAAGACCGAAACTGCTAAGAGTCTGGCAAAACACTTGGGTACTAAGTTGTTACGTTTTGATATGTCAGAATATCAAGAGAAACACAGTATCAGTAAGTTAATTGGTAGCCCTCCTGGTTATGTTGGCTTCGAAGAAAATGCTGGCTTGTTGATTACACAAATTCAAGAGAACCCAAATGCTGTATTGTTATTCGACGAAGTTGAAAAGTCACATCCAGATGTGTCAACTGTACTGTTGCAAATGATGGATAACGGTTTTATCACTGGATCAAACGGAAAACGTGCAGACTGTCGTCAACTTATTCTTATTCTTACCACTAACGCTGGCGCACAAGACGCTGAAAAAAATGTTATTGGCTTTGGTACTCAAGAAAAAGATTATAGCGACAAGGATCTTAAAAAGTTCTTCACTCCAGAGTTCCGCAATCGTTTAGACGGTATTATTACGTTTAACAAGTTAGGTAAAGAGACTATGTCTAAGGTTGTTAATAAATTCATTGATGAACTTAAAGAACAAGTTAAAGAAAAAGGTATCCGAATTAAAGCTGACAAATCTGCTATTGAATGGTTGATTGAAAAAGGCTTTGATCCTAAGATGGGTGCCCGTCCATTACAACGTGTTATCGACAAGGAAATCAAACGTGATCTTGCTAAGATGATGTTGTTTGGAGAGTTGAAGAATGGCGGCTGGCTAACTATTACTACAAATGATGGTAATATTATACTAACAGCAAAAGCAAAAACTTCCAAAGTTCCGTTGCTTTCTACGGAAATTATCATAGAAGAAGATGTTATTCAAAACAACTAAACGATTATTTAGAGGAAAGTATCAGTACAAGTTAGTATTAACTTGTGCTGGTGCTGGATGGTTTCGCGGCGGTGACTGGAACGGTGTTTTAGAAAATCTTAAAAAAATTGATTTGACCAGTAAGACAAATTGGCAATCAAAGTCAATTAAAACCGAAGATGATTTAGATTATGCTTTTAAATTACAAAGTCACCTTAAAAAGCTCACTGACTTAGAAGTTCGGGTTGAAAGTCCGTGGATTACTGTTTATACTAATAGTAAACCAACCATCGATAGTTTGATCAAACTTGATAAAGATAAAGTTAAGTATATTAGTATTCCTCCTGCTAAAACAGTTTTAGATGAAAATACTATTATACTTCCTAAAATCAATCACGACTATAAGGTCACATTGGGCAAAACTACTCAAGAACATAGTGCATTTATTCAGTGGGCTGAAAACAACGCCAAGTTAAAGTTGACTAAAACTTGTAAGCGTGAGTTAGCAAGAGATTACAGTTGGGGCGGAACTTACTTTTACGTTACGGGCGAAAACAACTTGCTCATGACAAAAATGCACTTAGGCGGCTCAATAAACAAGGTTGAGCGCATAATCAAAGCGTAATCTTATAAACCCGTATACGATAAATACACTATCCGCACAGAATTCGTGTGACTATTAATAACGGGCTTAAAAATGCGTATTAGAGAACTATTAGAAGGTAAAAAATTTAACGATTTAGACTTTGTCAATATAGACGAAGACGGTACTAATATCAACTATGATTTAGTAGAGGACCTAGCGTTTTATATGCACAATGACGATGACATATATAGACACCATGTTTTCCCAAGCGTAATGCAATGCGTTAGTGGTATGAAGTCTAAAAAGAATTTAAGCCCAAATATTTTTAAAGCAGCTGTTGAAGAAAGTTATAAAAACTACGTTAAAAAATTCCCTATACGTCAATTACCAACTTCACTAGATGAAGAACTATGTAATGAAGTTTGTAAAAAGTTACATGATGATTTTCGTAAAGACTACGAAGACGGCAAGTATAAGGATTAATTGTGTTACTTAGAGAATTATTCTTTAATGAAGCAAAGGCACCTGCTGAAGACGACAGCATGGAGAAATACGGGCGAGCATTTAATCACCCTGAGCATTTAATCTTCTTTAAAGGATCGTCGGGCGCATTAGAAGCACTTAGTCACTTTAAAGAAATAGCCACTGAACAAGAAGGTGCCACAACTGTTCGTGGAAAATGGGACGGTAATCCTCAAGTATACTGGGGCCGTGAACAAGCAAATGGTCCGTTGATTCTTGCAGGACACAATCAGTGGTCACGCGGTGTTAAGTCAGATAGTGCAAAAGGTGTTTATGATTTTATTGCTAATCAAAGCGGCAAAGCTAAAACACCTGAAGAACAACAAGCTCGTCAGACATTCGCTAAGAATTTTTCAAACTTATATCCATTATTTGATGCTGCAACTCCAAAAGACTTTGTAGGGTTTGTTTATGCAGATGCGTTATTTGGAGTTGATCCTGGATTAGACAAAGAACTTATAAAAATGGAAGGTTATCCACAAGGTGTATGGACGTTCGCACCTAATCCAAAAAGTAAAACAAGATACTATGTAGATAAATCTAGCGAGCTTGGCGGGAAAATTACCACTGCCCAAGTTATGGTTGTCGGTCATGCCATGTTTGAATCATTTGGGGCTCCTGATAGAACTCAGCAACCAATGGATGATTTCGAAATGTTTAATCAAACAGCAGGACTAATTGTACAAGGTCCAGTTTATACCAGTGGTGGCAGTGGACAAGATACTAGTAAAGTTGACAAATTAATTGACTACGTTACAAACGAAATAGACGGAGTTGGTCCAAACCTAGATGCATTTATTTCCAGTTTGCCCGACCCAGATAAGAACGGAATTTTTTATCCTTTCTTTAATGCTATGAGTGTATTACATGCTAGAAACGAACAAGCATTTGATAGTATCAGCGGCGCTACATTTACTGATTGGATGACACAAAAAGGTGTTAGTAAAAATAAACAAGCTCATATTATAAACATGATCAAACAACACCCTGGTGCGTTTGATGGTATGTTAAAACTAATTAAAGATATACGAAACATGAAGGACGAAGTTGTAGCATCATATAAGAGCCAAGGAAAACCTGAAATATGGGACTCTGATGGAGAAGGGTATGTTCGTTATGCCCAATCAGGTCATAAATATGGTAATATAAAGATTGTTCCTACTACGTGGGCACCTGGACGTTAACATGCGATTAAGAGAACTATTTGAAAATATCTATGAACAAGTACCCGAAGGCGGCGAAGAGCACGATGGCGGTTTAAAGACTATTGGCATTTGTTACGGCCGCTGGAATCCTCCACACCGTGGACATAGAGATGTTTGGAAGTCTGCTAGTAAAAATCCCATATGGTTTGTAGGCACTAACGAAAATACAGAAGGTCCTAAAGATCCGTTGCCTTACGAAGTTAAATTACAATGTATGGCCGCTGTCTGGCCAGGTGTTGCTGGTCATGTAATACCAGAACAAGATTTATTTGTAATGGCTACTAACATTTATGAAAAGTATGGTGAGAATGTTCATTTGAACGTTTATACAGATGAAGAATGGTTAGCCAGTAGTTTATTAAAATACAACGGTATGATGAATCAAAAGCATGGCGGCTATAAATTTACGCAAATTGACTGGAAGAAAACTGAAAGAAAAGCTCGTGCTACAGATCTACGTGCTTATGTTCGAGCAGGAAACAAACAGGCATTTTACAAAGATGCAGGTATTCCTGCATCATCGATGATTACAATTGGAGAAAAGGCATATCCATTGTTTGATATAGTATCTCATTACCTAAACAAGTATCCTGAAAAAGTTGCTAAGAATGCTGCTAAAGCAACTGTGGCAGAAGCTACACGAGCAAAGATTACCCTTAGACAATCTCAATCCTCTAAGGGTATTAGTACATATGGCGATGCAGAAAAAGCTAATTCTGACTATGTTGCGTTTAAGTTAGGTCAAGCAATGGCATGTACTGATGGTACTAACACGCCTGATATGGACGCTAAGAGTTGGTTTGGAAAACGTAAAACAATACATCCTTATACCGATGTTGAGCAACAAATGTTCATTAAAGCAGCTAAAGTAGTTGGTGCAGATGTAGAAGATATTAATCACGGGGACATGCGTAGTTTAGAATTAGATACTACAAATAAAATTAGCCCTGTAGCAAAACCTAAAAAGAACAAATACGGAGTATAACGTGGACGAGAAATATCATTTAGCATTAAAAACAGCATTTGCTAGCTCATATAGTTTTGTACTTAAAGCACAAAACTTTCACTGGAATGTTGAAGGCCCTTTATTTGTACAGTTACACGAACTGTTTGGAAACATTTATGAAGAAGTCTACGGTAGTATTGACACATTTGCTGAAGAACTTCGTGCATTACAAATATATACGCCTGCTAGTCTTCAAAAATTTAGTATGTTGTCGTTAGTTCAAGATGAAAACGAAATAAAAGATTTCCAATCTATGTTGCGCGAACTACTGGCCGATAGCGAAAAGATGGCACAGTTATACAAAGTAGTGTTCGACATGGCTGAAGCAAACGGCGATCATGGCCTAGCAGATTTTTTTGCCGGCCGCCAAGACTCACATAAAAAACATAGCTGGATGTTAAGAAGCTGTTTAAAATGAAACAATACAGGATCACTACAGAGAACTTAAATCAAGACAGTCCAGATGACTGCTATCTTGCTCCAGATGATCCTGTACACGAATTAAAAGCCATACAGCATTTGGCAGGATTAGGCAGTAGTGCCAGATTGCACGAATATAAAGTTAATCAAGGTAGTAATATATCAGTAACAGGAATGCAAAACCAGGAACTTGAAAGAAAGCATAATATCAGACCTGGCACTCCTGAATGGTTTCAACTTTGGTTTAGTTTGCCTTATTTGACAGGTGAAAAGAAGGTAGGAAAGTAATATGAAAATTACAGAAATTATTACAGAAACCGCAACCGCCGGATCAACAAGTGCCGGTAATATTGCCTCTGTGGATGCTCCGCATATTAGTCCGGGCAAATCACGTGGCAAAACTAGTTACATAGGTAATCCATGGGGTGGAATATCAGGTACTAAAGCCCCTAAACAGCCTAAAATCAAACAAAAAAAGAACAAAAATGGAACTGCTGTTAATGCTCTAGACTTAAAAGGTACAAGCATTTTCGGCGGTAAGACTATTAAAAGACGCTAAATATACTATAACGGAGTTTTCACCATGCAAGATATGCAACCAGATAATATGAACCCAGCTGCGCACACAGCAGCGGATGAAGCCAACCACGATCGCGAAGGCGCAATGGCAAAAGCAGATTTACATAAGCTAGCCAGCTACAGTTTAAAACTGTTTAAAAAATTAGACGATGATGCTCAACTTGAAGGATGGGTACAGGCTAAAATTACTAAAGCTGCTGACTATATTGCCAGCGTATATCACTATTTAGAATACGAAATGGAATTTAGTGATTACGGTGCTAAATTAGACAACAACGATATGTACACTGAAGACCAGAAACTTGCTATTAAAAACAAGTTGATGGAAGCTAAATCTAAAATTGCAGAGCTTAAAAAGACTCAAGCAGAAAAGATGAAAGCTAAAGATTCTAAGAAAGTTGAAGAAGGTGTATTGTCAGGTGGCGAGCGTCCGTGTGCAGAATGTGGTGGCAGTGGAATGGTGTACGAAGAACCAAAAGCAATTCCGGATCATGTTAAATCCAAAGTTGAAAAGTACAATCGTTTAACTAAAGCTACTCATGCAGCTTCAAAACGTTTAGATCGTAACAATAACGGCATCCCAGATAATTTAGAAGACAAACCAGTTGACGAAGAATTTGGTGGTGGCGATAAAGAAATGAAAGTTGGTGACAAAAAGAAAACTCGCACAGGTGAATTAACTAAAACATCTACAGGTGTAATTCATAAGAACACTAGCTATGCAGATGACGGAGACGCTGAAGACAAATCCGGCAAAGGTAAAAAGAGTCACGCTAAAGCACAATCAGCTGCGGAGAAGAAAGAAAAAGCTCCAGCTCAAAAGATGTCTCCAAAAAGTGCCAAGACATGGGGCATGAAAGATAGTGAAAAATTTGACAACCGTGATAAAGCAGTTGATGAAAATTTAGGTCAAGGCGTGTATGCAGAAGGTAAAGGCAAAAAGCCAGACTTTTTAGACATGGACAAAGACGGCGACAAGAAAGAGCCAATGAAGAAAGCAGTTGCTGACAAAAAGAAAAACCCGTTTGCTAAGAAAGATTCTAAAGTAGAAGAAGGTTCAACTTGCAACGAATCTCCAAAAGGCAAAAGCTGTCCAGTACACGGAATGAAAGAATGTAGCATGGAAGAATCAGCTAAACAAACTATGAGTCGTGCTGCCAAAGGTCATGAGAAATATGGCAAAGAAGGTATGGCGGCATTAGCTAAAGCTGGCAAAGAAGGCAAGGACTTAGATAAAGTACGTGACAAGTACAACAAATACGATGAGAGCGCACCAAGTGCTGGCATGACTAAGAAAGAAAAGTCTGCTACAGTTAAAGATGCAAAAGCAGGTAAGGATATTGGCAAGCCAGGTAAGTCATTTGACAAAGTAGCTAAAGCTGCTGGTGGTGGTGAGAAAGGCGAAAAAATTGCTGCGGCCGCTATGTGGAAAAACAAAGCTAAAGCAATGAAAGAAAGTTTGCAAGCTCTAATTCCAGAAAAACAATTAAACGAAGAAGATCAAGCACAAGCACAAGCTGGTTTACAGGCTTTACTTGACTATGCAAAACAAAACGATCCACAAGGACTTGCTCAAGCTGTACAACAAGGTGGCCAAGCTATAGAAAATTATTTCAAAGATCTAGCAAATAAGATTCCAGCTACACCAGCACAAGGTACTGCAACACCTGCTGCGGCGCCTGCAACACCTGCTGCGGCTACTGCTCCAGCAGCTTCAGCACCAACAACACCAACACCAACACAAGCAAGCGAATCAATTGAAACTAAACGTATGCGTGAACAACTTGCTCGTTTAACTCAAAACGAAAATATCATTGTTAAAGAATCAAACGAAGTTGATCAACTTCGTGCATTAACAAAACGTTTACTAGGATAATGTAATGGACATGAAGAAAATTCTACAGGCAATAGATGGCGTTGATTCTAAGCCTGTAGAAGGTTCCAACGACATGAAAAAATTCCTTCAAGTAGTAACTGAAGGTGTTAATCCACATAAAGTCGCATTGCCAGTACAGATGGCTATGCAACATTATCAAAAAGAAGAACCCGCTCCAGTTGTTAAAAAAGAAACTGTTATTGGCAAGTACTTTCAACAAGTTGAAGAAACAACTATAGCAGAACAAGCACAACGTAAACAACTGTTACGTCAGTACGCACAAAAAATTAGTCAACGTGTTTTAGAAAATCGTTATCGATCAAGAGATTCTTACAGAGACGATGTAGAAGCAAGTCAATCAGGTTTCGATCGTCAAGATGATCACCGAGGTTTACGACACGAGCTAGCTGACGAAACTAATAATATTGCCATTGCTATTAATGGTAAAACTTGGAAGGTTATACCTGGTAAAGGCTATGCCGATAGTTTAGAAGAACGTAAATATCTACAACACATGAAAAATTGGGCCGAGAAAAAGTCAGAAAGTTCTGGCAAGAAATGGTCCGTACATTTAACAGGTGCAGAACCAACTACTAATTAAGAGAACATGCCATGGATTTAAGATCACTAATTGACAAACTAGACACTATCGAACAAACTCAACTATTAACTGAATCTGAAGAGTTAATGGAGAGAGTTGGTTTACGACTGCAAGATATTGAACAAGCAGTTGGAAGAGAACTTGATGGCAATAAACGTGCCGCAATAATTGGCGACTTTGCTCGCAAGTTTGGTTATGCAGGTTTATTTGATCCTGTTTCAGGCAAGTTCGTTAATAAAGATGGAAAGTTTGCTAGTTTTGGTGCTTATCAAAGCGAAGTTGAACAACTAGAAGACGAAGGATTAATTCCTGCCAGTGCAAAAACAGACGCACTACTTGGCTTCATGGGTAAGGACGAAAAAGCAGCCAAACCAACAGCATTTGCTAGAGCAGATTTGTTTGGTGCAATTGACAAAGCTGATGGCTTGTTAGATAAAGCTCTTGACGGCATTTTAGAAAGTAAAGGTATTGCTAACTCGTTATTAGCCGAGTTTGGTATTAACACACATCTATTAGAAGCTATTACACCTGAAGAACATCAGTTTCTGAAAAAGGCAGTTAAAGATGCTGAAACAATTAAACATAAAGCCGATGCTAGTAACCTTATAACAAGATATAATAAAGAATACGTTCCTGCACGTAATCGACTTATTGCACGTATTAAAGAAGTCATTGCTGCAATTAAACCAGCAACAAAATCAACTGCTACTCCTGCTGCAGTGCCTGCAGGCGAACGAAGTGGAAGTTCAACTAGCGAATCATTAGAGAATGCTGTAGAGATGTTACGTGAAATGTCGTTAACACCTCAGGGACAAAAAGCAGGTGCTAAACTTCATCAGCCAAGTGCAACAGGTTATTTAAGTCCAGACCAAGTAAAACATAATCTAGCTCTGTTGAAGAAAGGCCATGCTAAATTAGATTGGAGTGACCATGTAGGCAAAACAGTCCAAGACTGGGCAAACATGGCAACATTTGATATGACCGATAGGTTGGCGGCAGCGGCTAGTAGCGCATTTGATCCAAAAACCACTTATGCAAAAGAAAGAGAAAAGCAAAAAGCAATTGCTAATGCATATAATCAAGATCCAAACGCTTTAAATTTACGTACGGCGGCAAGTGCAGCCGGTTACAAGATAGATCCAAACAATCCTGTTGGTAACATGACAGCAGGAGATGTATTAGGTTTACTTGGTCCTAGTGGTGTTACAGCAGTGTTTAATGCAGGAAGTAAGGTAGCGACTAGACTAGGTTTAGGTACCGCTGGTAGGCTAGCGGGCGGCACAGCCGCAGTAGTTGGGACAGATTTAGCTACTAAACAAATTGATAATCTTGCTGGCGTTGGCCAAGATAACCGACCTGTAAATCCACAACCTGTTGGGTTTAATAAAAATATTAAAGCATTCCAAGACGAAGTTTTAAAAACTGATAAGAAAGCATTTCCTAAGTTTGGACCTGACGGTAAAATGGGTGGCGAAGTTCGTGCGGCCATTGCCAAGTATCCAGAAATAGCAAAGAAATACGGGTTAGGCAAGGCAACAACTACAACAACTACAACAACAACACAGACTGTACCAGACAGAATAGAACCAGGACAAAATGCTAGAGATGATTTATTAGCAAGAAATCAAGTAGGTAATAGTCAAACAGGCACTGATGTCAACCAATCTGCTAGGCAAGATGCTGTTCGGACAGACAACACACAAGTTGCGTCTGCAGCTCCGGAAAGAGGTGCAAATTCAACAGCACAGAGTCAAGTTGCGGCAGCAGGTTCAGCAGAACAGAGTCAAGTTGCGGCAGCAGATCAAATAGATCCAGCCCAAGTTCAAACTGCTGTAGCTCAGTTGGGTATTAAAGACCAAATAAGTCCTGACCAATTATTAGCACTAGCAGATAAACTAGGTATCAAGGATGGCGAACAAGTTGCCGATGCTGGTTCTAATGCATCAAACGCTACAGCAAATACTATAACTGGTCCTGATATGAGCGGTGGAAGGTCTAACTCTTCAACAACCTCAGCAGGAGGAGGAGATGGCGGTCTAGTTCAAGGCACTACTGCCACTGCCGAATCATTAGAATTAAATCGTATACTTGCGTTATCTGGTTTAACTGAAGACTATGACATTGACGAAGGCAGGCTCGATGGTGGAATGAAATTTGCAAGTTGGGTTATCGATAGCATGATAGCAAGTGGTCCAAAAGGACAAAGATTAGCTAAACTTGCTAACGAACCATTGGCATCTAAAGCTGCTTCTGCAGCAGAACTTCGTGCTGCAAGAAAAATGGCTAAAGAAATTGAAGCTAGAGGTCCTGCATCAGCAGTCGCTAAAACAGGAGACGATGCCGCTAGTGCTGTTGCTAAAACAGATACTGCCGCATCAAATGTTGCTAAAACAGGAGACGATGCCGCTAGTGCTGTTGCTAAAACAGATACTGCCGCATCAAATGTTGCTAAAACAGGAGACGATGCAGCTAAAGCTGTTGCTAAAACAGGAGACGATGCTGTTTCAAAATTGACATCCCAGGCGGCCAAAGGTGAAGGATTATTATATAATGTTGGAAAACTAGGAGGACGGTTTGTTCGACTGGTTAAAAATAATAAATTTGTATCATTGTTAGCTGCATTGGCAGCTTTAGGAATTGCACTTTATGTAGCTAATAAAGATGACAAGGTAGATCCAGTTAATCCAATGCCAGTTGTTCCGGTAGATGGCAAATGCCCAGCAGGATATAAATTAAGTAAAGATGGTAAAACTTGTGAAAAAGACACAGGTCCTGCTGTTGATCCAAATGCAGAAGAAAACAAGCGTAAGTTAGCCGATCTTGAAAAACTATTAGCTCAATTATATGGCGGTTGGCCAACTGATCCAGAAACTGCTGAAACTATCAAAGCAGGTATTGCTGCAGGCGCTAAAGCACCAGCAGGGTTCACAGAAGGTGGTGTTCAAACACAGCCGGCGGCAGGCAGTTCAGGCAGTTCAGGCAGTGATAGAGTGTTTGGTGGACGTGGACAGTCTATGAGTGCCCAGGACTTAGCAGCTGCATCTAGCAAATAATATTAAACTATTATAAAAAGAATGGCAAATTTATTTTGCCATTTTTTACCTTTGAACTTGCATTACTTGGATAATTACTATATAATAAGGCTTATTACTAGGAGATTTACATGTCAGGACGCAACTACGGCGCAGAAGAAAAGGCAAAATTGGAACGACTCATTGCTGAGGGTTCTACAGTATTACGTGAAATTGAAGATTTACAAGAAGGCTTAAAAGATACAGTTAAGGCGGTTGCAGAAGAACTACAAGTTAAACCTAGTGTTATTAACAAAGCTATTAAAATTGCACATAAAGGCGATTGGGCTGCTTATAACGAAGACTGGGAAGAAATTGAAGCAATTTTGGATATTACAAAACGTATCTAAACGTGTTATAATATAATGGTAAGGCGGGCCAGAATCCGCCGTATAGGTATTTGCAAGCCGTAAATTGCATATGGAGAACTAATGAGCTATGTAGACGCATGGTTTGACCGCGAGAATGACATCATTCGAGTAGTTGAACGCAACAAGAAAGGCGAAAGAGAATTTCGCGACATCCCAGTAAAACACACGTTTTACGTCAAAGACCCAAGGGGCAAACATACATCAATTTACGGCGATGCTGTATCACGGATTGTATGTAAGAACACTAAAGAACTACGCAAAGAACAAGCCATTAACAGTGGTAAGGAAATGTACGAAAGCGACATTAATCCAATCTTTGTTACACTAAGCGAACACTATCTAAATCAAGATGCTCCAAAACTAAATGTAGCGTTCTTCGACATTGAGGTAGACTTTGATCCTGAACGAGGTTATTCAACGCCAGATGATGCGTTTATGCCTATTACCAGTATTGCTGTTCACCTACAATGGTTAGAAACTCTAGTGTGTTTTGCTGTTCCACCAAAAACACTCACATGGGAACAGGCACAAGACGCAATTAAAGATTTTCCAAACACTATGCTTTTTAAAACAGAAGCAGAAATGTTAGATGCGTTTTTGGATTTAATTAAAGACGCAGACATACTAACAGGTTGGAATAGCGAAGGTTATGATATTCCCTATACTGTTAACCGTGTTACTAAAGTGTTGAGTAAAGATGACACAAGACGGTTTTGTTTGTTTGATCAATTTCCCAAACGTCGTGAATATGAAAAGTTTGGACGGCAATCAGTTACATATGACTTTATTGGTCGTGTACACTTAGATAGTCTCGAACTGTATCGCAAGTACACTTATGAAGAACGTCATAGCTATCGATTGGATGCTATTGCTGAATATGAATTAGGCGAGCGTAAGACACAATACGAAGGCACATTGGATCAGTTATATAACAATGACTTTAAAACTTTTATTGAATATAACAGACAAGATACTTCATTGTTAGATAGACTAGACAAGAAACTAAAGTTCTTGGATCTTGCCAACACACTGGCACATGAAAATACAGTATTGCTACAAACTACAATGGGTGCTGTGGCTGTAACTGAACAGGCTATTATTAACGAAAGTCATCGTAGAGGTTTTGTTGTTCCTAACAGAACTAAAATGAGTGAACGCGAAGATACTGCGGCAGCTGGTGCTTATGTTGCATATCCTAAAGAAGGATTGCAAGACTGGGTTGGATCGTTAGACATTAACAGTCTATATCCTTCCGCTATTAGAGCACTTAACATGGGTCCAGAAACTATTGTTGGTCAATTACGCCCAACAATGACTGACGAATTCTTAACCAATCAAATGGCAAAAGGAAAAAGTTTTGCGGCCAGCTGGGAAGGCATCTTTGGGTCATTGGAATATACAGCCGTAATGAATCAAGAAATTGGTACAGACATTACTATCGATTGGGAGAACAATGATAGTGATGTGTTGTCTGCGGCAGAAGTTTACAGATTAATTTTTGAAAGCAATCAACCCTGGGTGCTTTCAGCAAATGGTACTATCTTCACGTATGAAAAAGAAGGTATTATTCCAGGGCTACTAAAACGCTGGTATGCAGAACGTAAAGAGATGCAGGCCAAGTTAAAGGAGGCAGTTAATGCTGGTAATAAAATTGAAGAAGAGTATTGGGACAAGCGACAACTGGTTAAGAAGATTAACCTTAATTCGCTCTATGGTGCCATTCTTAATAGTGGCTGTCGCTTTTTTGATAAGCGTATCGGGCAATCTACAACTCTTACTGGACGTCAGATTGCAAAGCACATGGCTGGAAAAGTCAATGAGATCATTGCGGGAGAATACAATCACGTGGGCAAGGCCATTATATATGGAGACACAGACAGTTGTTACTTCAGTGCGTACAAGACTTTAAAGAACGAAATCGATGCTGGTCACATCCCTTGGACTAAAGAAACTGTTGTACAGTTGTATGACCAAATTGGTGAAGAAGTAAATCAAACATTCCCACAATTTATGTTAGATGCATTTCACTGTCCTAAGTCACGTGGCGAAGTTATTAAAGCAGGTCGAGAAATTGTTGGTAGTAAAAGTTTGTTTATTACTAAGAAGCGTTACGCTGTGTTGTATTACGACAAAGAAGGCAAACGTGCAGACGTAGATGGTAAACCAGGTAAGATCAAAGCTATGGGTTTAGATCTAAAGCGTAGTGATACTCCAGAATTTATTCAAAACTTTTTAAGTGACGTACTTGAAAAAGTACTAACTGGTGCTACTGAACAAGATGTGTTGGATCATATTACACATTTTCGAACATTGTTCAAGGCCCGTCCAGGCTGGGAGAAAGGTAGCCCTAAACGTGCTAACAACATTACTGAGTATGAGAGTAAAGAGAAGAAAGCTGGTAAAGCCAATATGCCAGGGCACGTTCGAGCAAGTATCAATTGGAACACTCTCAAACGTATGTTTGGCGACAAGTATTCTATGAATATTACAGATGGTCAAAAAGTTATTGTTTGTAAACTAAAACAAAACCCAATGGGCTTTACTAGTGTTGCTTATCCAGTTGATGAACTAAGACTACCACAGTGGTTTAAGGACATGCCGTTCGATCACGAGGAAATGGAACAAACTATTATCGATAACAAATTAGACAATTTAATTGGCGTATTAAAGTGGGACATTCGCAGTACAGAAGAAAAGAATACTTTTAATAGTTTATTTGAGTTTTAATATGAAGATAATAATTGCAGGATACGGATTCGTTGGCAAAGCTGTGCATAATGCACTTAAGGATAAACACGAACTAGTAATTGTTGATCCTAGTTATACAACTGACAAAATACAAAATCATCATGACGCAGATGGATTGATTGTTTGTGTTAATACGCCAACCGGTGAGCATGGAATTATTGCTGAAAATATTGCTAATGTATTAGACCAAACACCAATCTTTATGCCCGTGTTGATTAAAAGTACAGTAACACCCGGTGTTGCTGATGCGTTTGATGAAATATATTCTGAACATAGTATTGTTTACAGTCCAGAATTTTTAAGAGCTAAAACTGCTAATCAAGATTTTATTAATCAAAAGTACATTGTTTTAGGCGGAGAAGACCCTGAATGTTTTTGGCAAGAATTATTTCAAACATCTTTACCAAATTGCAATTTGTTTTTTAATTGCACAGCACAAGAAGCATGTTTAATAAAATATTCTGCTAATTCATTTCTTGCGCTCAAAACAAGTTTTTTTAATCAAATATACGATGTGTGTCAAAAAACAGGAATGGAGTTTGACATAGTAAGACAAATCTTATCCCAAGATAGTCGTATTGGAAGTGGGCATACGTTAGTACCTGGTCCAGATGGTGACCGTGGATTTGGAGGACATTGTTTTCCAAAGGATACGGAAGCATTTGTACATTGGGCTAATACTATTGAAGCACCTGTAACATTGGTAGAATCTGCTATCAAATACAACAACAAAGTAAGAAAAAACTCTTGACTTTAGACAAAAACCTAAATATAATAAGGAACATGGAGAATCATATGAAAGACATTTTACAAGACTTAGTAGCACATACACACAGCCTAGGATTTATTCCTTTGGTAAAAATTAGTTCTACTCAAGAAGCAACAGAAATAGAAGCAATGGCGGAAGACCGTTCAGTTATTGTTAATGCTAAAACTAAAACACCAGTAGATCAATTCTCAGGTGTGTTTGGTATGCCAAACCTAAATAAACTAGACATTCATTTAAAGTGTCCAGAATATAAAGAAAATGCAAAAATTAGTGTTGTTAAGGCACAACGTAACGGAGAAGAAATTCCAACAGGTTTGCATTTTGAAAATAAAGATGGCGACTTTGAAAACGACTATCGTTTTATGAACACTGAAATTATCAATGAAAAATTGAAGGCAGTTAAGTTCAAAGGTGCTAAGTGGGATATCGAATTTGAACCTAGCGTTGCAAGTATTCAACGTTTGAAGTTCCAAGCAAATGCACACAGCGAAGAAAGCGTTTTCCAAGTTAAAAGTGACAATGGCAATTTAGTATTCAGCTTTGGCGATGCTAGTACACACGCAGGTGAATTTGTTTTCGAAGCAGGTGTTACTGGAAAACTAAAGCAAACATGGTCTTGGCCAGTTGTTCAAGTTATGAGTATTCTTAACTTAGCTGGTAACATTACTATGAAAATTGCAGACATCGGTGCTATGCAAATTACTGTAGATAGCGGTGTTGCAGAATATAACTACATTCTTCCAGCACAATCTAAATAATGAATAAAAATCTAACAGCCGCACAGAAAGATTATGCATATTTCCTGCCGGCAACGTCAGGATTTTATAGCACATACATAGGCAAACAACGCTATAATAATTACGTGGATCCTGCACGGATACCTGCTAGTTTTGGACCTATGGGTATTGAAGCTATGAATTATTTGAATCCTAATGCGGCGTTTTATTTCGACCATTGTTTGTATTCAGCAGGTCATGCGAACTTAGATTTGTCTAAACACGATCCTAGCGAGGATATGTTTCGCAACAGAGATCGTAGTACCAGTTGGGTATTGGGTGACTCAGGTGGATTCCAGATTGGTAAAGGTGTGTGGGAAGGTGAATGGAATGACCCTACAGGTCCAGAGGTAGCACAGCGAATGGCAGAAGCTGTTGCTCGAGGTGTTGAATTAGTTCCACAAATTGATCCTACTGGAAACCCTAAGACTGATAAAAATGGTAATCCCAAATATACTAAAATAGATCATGTTAAACTGTATCAAGCAAAACTAGATGCGGCACAAAAGAAACGTGAACAAGTATTAACTTGGATGGATGCATTAATGGATTACGGCATGGTGCTGGATATTCCAGCATGGGTTGGTCGTAGTCCAGTTGGTGCTAAAAACAGTGGCATTGGTAGTTATGAGCAGGCTGTTAGTGCAACCAAGTATAACAACGAATACTTTATTAAACATCGAACAGGTGCTTGTAAGTTTTTAAATGTGTTGCAAGGTGAAAACCATCAGCAAGCAGAAGATTGGTATCATCAAATGAAAGACTTTTGCGATCCAAACAAATATGAAAAACCATTTAATGGTTGGGCAATGGGTGGACAGAATATGTGTGACGTCCACCTTGTGTTAAAAAGATTAGTAGCATTGAAGTTCGATGGTCTTTTAGAAAAAGGACAGCAGGACTGGATGCACTTCTTGGGTACTAGTAAGTTAGAATGGGCACTCTTGCTCACAGATCTTCAACGTGCAATAAGGAAACATCATAATGAAAACTTTACCATATCTTTTGACTGCGCCTCGCCCTTCCTTGCAACAGCAAATGGACAAATCTACGTCCAAACAGAAATTACCGACAGAGAAAAATGGCTCTACCGAATGTTGCCGTCTCTTGATGACAAAAAATACAGTAAAGATACAAGACTCTTCCAAGATGTAGTAGTACAAGACGGACACTTTAGTACCTTTACCACTAGTCCATTAATGGACGGTGTTGAAGTTAAAGATATTTGTATCTACGGACCTAATGATCAAAATAAAATTGGCAAGGTTGGTAAGACTAGTTGGGACAGTTTCACCTATGCTATTATGATGGGACATAATGTTTGGTTACATTTGAATAGTGTACAAGAAGCTAATCGTCAGTATGACGCTGGACTATGTCCAGCGATGTTAGTAGACGAACGTTTTAACCGTACATATTTTAAAGATGTAGTTGAAGCTATCTTTAGTACACCAAATCGTCAAGAAGCAGAAGATATTATCGAAATGTACAGCAAATTTTGGATGGCAATACCTGGTACACGTGGTGCAACTGGTAAGAAAACCGTTAACGCTAGTACTATGTTTTCCACTCTATTTGACGAAGTAGAAGAAGATAGTGTACAATTAGAAGATGACGTAGATTTTGATGAATCTGCGATTGGTAAACTAGATGACTTGGAAGCACAATTACATAATGACATTACCTGATGAAAGATATCGAGCAGTAGTACAGACTCAAAAGTTTTTAGTCGAGATTTTGTCTACTCCTCGAGTTCCAAAAGCAATTAAAGACCGTGCAAGAAGTTGTTTGCGTCATTACCCAAGTGATTGGGATATGCAACGTGCAGCCGAAGGTAGCCCGGAGATATTCCAAGAACAAATGGAAGCAGTAACCCGTTTATTTAAATCCTACGAAGAAAAGAAAAATGAGCAAGCGTAGCCTTATAGTCGGTATGGGTATCGGACAGTTATACAAAACTGTTCTAGAAAAACTTGGGCACGAAGTTATTACCGTGGATCAAGATATTACAAAAAGAGCAATGTTGCCCAGTATCGATTCTGCTATGCTTCTTTATGCTCCATTCGATACTGTACACATTTGTACACCAAATTTTACACATTTTCAATTGGCTGCTAAACTTGCACCTGTAAGTAAAATAGTATTTGTTGAAAAACCAGGTGTGGCTAAATCGGAAAACTGGGCTACACTAGCTCACACATTTACTAATACACGTTTCATAATGGTTAAAAACAATATGTGGCGTAACAATATAAGTGAACTAGCCAAATTAGCAAACAAAGCTAAGACTGTAAAGATACGTTGGATTAGAAAGAACTGTATTCCTAGTCCCGGTAGTTGGTTTACAACTAAAAAACTAGCGTTTGGTGGTGTTAGTCGCGACTTAATGCCGCACTTACTAAGTTTATACGTAGCTATGAACCCTAACTGGAAGAATGAAACCATTAGTGGTCAAACTGCTATGGCATGTTGGGAACTCAAAGACATTGAAAGCACAGAATACGGTACTGTAAATCCTAATGGCACATATGATGTAGACGATGTGTGTGTTATTAACTTTGGTGATAAATGGAAATGTGCAGCTAATTGGCGTAGTATGGATGAAGAAGATAGTTCTATTGAGTTTATTATGCAGGACAATAGTGTAGAACGATTTGAACTAGGTTGGTGTCCAGAAGAAGCATATCATAATATGATTGTCGATGCTATTGCAAATATAGCTAACAACGATTTTTGGCAAGAACAATTACAACAAGACTTTTGGATACATGAGAGAATAGAAAATCTATGACACGCTGTTTACAAACAACTGGACAAGGATTCTTTGAAGAAGTAATCTATGATGTTCCTCCTTTAAACGAAGACGAAATCTGTGTACGTGCGGTTATGACTGGTGTCTGCCGTAGTGATATTGATATGATGCAAGGCAACTTTGGTCCTTTACCACTTCATATGCAAGGACACGAAGGACTAGGTGAAGTAATTGGTATTGGTGCTAATATCACCAATGTAAATTTTGGAGATTTTGTTGCCACCCGCGGTGAACCTGCATACGCAGATATATATAATGTACGAAAAGACGAGTATGTGCAAGTGCCCGAAGCACATCCACGCTACATTATCGAACCAGTTGCATGTGGTATCAACGCTGTAGATGTTGCTAATTGTTCTAGACAAGATAAAATACTTATTATTGGTAGTGGATTCTTAGCGTGGGTGGCGTATCACACTCTAACCAAATTTAAACATTGCGAAAATGTAGATGTACTAGGTTCCAGTAATATTGACCTGTGGGGAGATATATTGCTATTTGGTACAACTGATAGTTATGATGTAATTATTGACTTATCTGGAAAATACGAACTAGGCATAGACATTGGCCTAAATAATAACGCACTAATAGTCGATGCTGTTGGTAAAGCTATATCAAAAGAAGAAGCCCAGCAACAACTTTGGAAGGCTGTTACTACTATTAAACCAAGTCCAAGAAATCCAAATTTTCATCAATGTATGAAAGATGCAGTATGGATGATTGAAAACGGTTATCTAGAGGTTGATTCTTTCTGGACTAGAGCATATAATAGAAACATAGAATGGCAACAGGCGTTTGCGGATGGTGTGGATCGTCCGAACGGTTACAGCAGAGGTTATATTAAATGGGACTAAACACTGAAGAACGACAAGACATCGTTTACTTTACAGGTTATGAAGTCGAGCATACTATTTGCTATGGTATGTATACATTGTTTGTAGTAGGTACTCCTCCGCTTGAAGAAATTTTGCATAAAGCAAACGATACACAGTCGTTTCTAGACGAGTCTAAACGTATTAAACATATCTACTTTGGCACTAGTCAAAGTTTTAATCCCAGATCAATTAGCCACGAAGAATATAAAGCGTGGGATGAAGTTATTATTGGCTGTTTAAAAGCAGACTATTGGGTTTCATTGGACTTTGGTGTTGAACACATCGAAGGTGTATTGGAATCCGCTTATAACGAATATCCTCGCTTTGTTCCTATGATTAGTGTTAAGCTACCTTACATTAATCAACTCAACTATAATGCCACACTTAAACTGGATGACCGAACTTGGGGTGCTACAAATCCAGGTGTGTGGACACATCACCTACAGAGCCTGATGAGTAAAGACAAGTATACTCATTGGGATCAGTACACACAAGATACACCAACATGATTATTAAACAAGACATTCGCCCAAATAAAATGATATGGGTTACTTTTCGCAAAGAAGGTATACATAAATACCCAGCGGCGCTGACAGATCCAGCGTTGGCTACAGGAGATGAATATGACGTATCGTTTTTGGGTTATCCTCATCGCCACATCTTTCATTTCAGGGTGTGGATCAGTGTGCTCCACAATGATAGGGACATCGAGTTCATCCAGTTTAAACGATGGCTCGAGTCGCTGTATAATGGTCAAGGTGCCGTTCTAAGCCTTGACTTCAAGAGTTGTGAAATGATGTCAGACGACCTGTTTGACGTTATTTCCAATAAGTATCCAGGTCGAGAGATTTGGATTGAAATCTCCGAAGACGGAGAAAATGGTTCTTTCATCAAATACTAATAAGAGGCTGCAATGGCTAAAAACTATAACGATATCAATTATTTTGAAACTCGTACCGACATCGTCAAAATTTTTGACGACTTGGAATCATTCCATAACTTTTGTCGTATGGAATTAATTGAGTTTAATGAAGCTCATCTCTACAACAGAGAAAGTTGGCAATGGCGTAACTACGAAAAGAGCACACGCCCACGTAAGCCGTGGAATGGTGAAAAGAAACAATGGAGTGGCGAAAGAAAGCCGTACCAAGGCAACAAGCCACGTTATAATCAATGACCGTATTTTTAGTTGATCTAGAAGCAGTCGAGACAAGGTACACGGGTCAATGGAAGACTCATGTACCTGCTCTTTTACGAAAGGCAGGACACAATGTTCAAGTTATCTCTGGCCCTACGGATATTCCTACAGCCACTACTCCTGGTGCTTTTCTTAATTTTGGTGGCACCAATATATACAAGTCTGCACAAGTTGAGCAGATGGGCAGGTTATTTTGTAACGGAGCCGTTCATTCCGGCGATCACTTTATTTTTACTGATGCTTGGCACCCGGGCATCATAAATTTAAAGTACATGAGTGAGTTATTAGGAATCCCAATAACTACACACGGTTTATGGCATGCTGGCAGTTATGATCCTCAGGATTTCTTAGGACGTCTAGTTGGTAATAAGCCGTGGGTTAGAAATGCTGAAAAAAGTTTTTATCATGCATTTGATCATAACTATTTTGCTACAGAATTTCATGTGCATTTGTTTATGAAGCAATTACTTAATGACGGATATACTACTGAAAATCCGTGGTGGCACGAAGATTGGCAAGAACGCTATGATAGTGGAAAAATTGTCAAGACAGGTTGGCCTATGGAATATATGCAAGACACCTTGCGTATGTACAAGAATATGCCTAAACGTAATCTAATTTTATTCCCGCATCGAATTGCTCCTGAGAAGCAAGTTGAGATTTTTCGAGATTTAGCTACGCACTTGCCACAATACGAATTTATAGTTTGCCAGGATCAGCAACTAACAAAGAATGAGTATCATAACTTGTTAGGCGAAGCAAAAATAGTGTTTAGTGCTAACTTACAAGAAACACTAGGCATTAGTTGCTACGAAGGTGCAGTGGTCGATGCTATTCCAATGGTTCCGGATAGACTAAGCTACAGCGAAATGTATTATGATACTTTTAAATATCCAAGCACATGGACTGAATCTTTTGAATCCTACGAAGCAAGCAGACCTTTTTTAGTTAGTAAGATTATGCAATATATGGAAAACTATACTAAGTTTGTTCCTACTGTACATAAACAATCGAAGGATTTACATGAACATTTCTTCAGCGCAAATGGATTACTCAATAACATCAAGTAATAGTGTTGATACTATTACATTAGATGATACCATTACAATAAGTAACGGATCCAGTTACTACTATACCACAGGTGCAGGCGTATCTGGAAGCAGTGGAACTATTTCTATCACCGGAGGTGGCAGTAGTGGCACTAGTTATACTATCGGTGGCGCAGGATCTGGAGGGTTTGCAGGTATTACAGCACAGGATGTTAGTACATTTAACTGGAATCTAAACGAAGAATTTGTTAACTGTCTTCCAGACCTTAATAGAATTAAAAATATGTGTGAACAATATCCCGGACTAAAAATAGCCTACGAAAAATTTGTCACCACGTATAAACTAGTAAGAGATGATTATGATACTCCAGAAGATCAAAGACCTAAGCCTTAATTGGTTAGAGCGTCATGACCGCAAACGTGTTATTATGGATCGTCAGTGTAACGAACCATTGTTAACTCGTTACTATTTGTTTTTAAAGGAACGTAAACGTTTTCCGTTTAACGTGTTCTTACACAAGTTTCACAAAGGCGATCCTGGAGATGTGCATGATCATCCGTGGCCGTATTTTACACTAATATTAAAAGGCGGCTACTATGAATATACACCTAATTTTGAATATGGCAAAATGGTTGGAGAAACTAAGCATTGGCGTGGTCCTGGTCACTTCCGTATTTGTAGTGCTTACAGCTACCATCGTATCGAATTGGTTCCTGGGATAACTGCTTGGACTTTGTTTATGCCAGGGCCGCAAACAAGAGAATGGGGATTCCTTGTTAATAACAGATGGACACATAATGACAACTATCTTGAAGAACACAAACATCACAGTTAGCCCAGGATACGGTGCTGTGCCTACTACAGCCACACCGTTAAGTGGACAGTTCCTAACATCCACTGGAACAACTACTACCCCATACTACACTACTGGTACTAACTCTACATGGGTAACTCCAAACAGTGAAGTAATGAGGATTAACCAAACTAACCCGCCGACTATAGAAGTTAAAGGTAATATGGTTATCAACGGGCGCGACTTAGAAGAACGGTTAGACACAATCGAAAAAGTCTTGCAAATTCCCGAAAGAGATGTTAAACTAGAAAAAAAGCATCCTAAGCTAAAGAAACTGTATGACGAATACATTACAGCATTGGGAAAGTACCGAACATTCGAAGCAATCAAAGGAGAAGAATGATGAAAGAATTACACGAGTCAGTAGCACACACCGCTAAAGAAATGACTATTAAAGAAAACGAAGGATTTAGAATTCGTTTAGAAAAACACGAAGTAATTAATCCTAAAGGTCTGTTTAGTCTTGACATTATTCAAGAAAGTTTGAAAGACGGCAAAGTTGCCGATAGTCAAACTTATAACTTCTTCATGACTAAGGAAGAATTACAAGCATTAGCATACGGATTAACTGCATGAAGAAAGTTTATTACGACTGGCAACAAGTAGAGGGTGCATGTTTAGAGATTGCTAGACAAATGCACAATCATTATTGGCGTCCTGATTATATAGTAGGTATCGGTCGAGGTGGATTAATACCTGCGAATTTGTTAAGCCAATATACTGGTGTTAAGATGAATAGCTTAGATATTAGTCTACGTGACGGTGGCGATACTGTTAGCAATTTAGGCATGGCTGAAGATGCATTTAATGGTAAAAAGATTTTAATTGTCGACGACATTAACGATCAAGGTTCGACTATTAATTGGATCAAAAACGATTGGCCAAGTGGATGTTTTCCAGATGATCCTAAATGGGAATCTGTTTGGGGAGATAGTGTTCGCTTTGCAGTACTAACACACAATCAATCAAGTCAGGTTAAGGATCCAGATTATTATGTTTGGACTGTAAACAAAGCAGAAGAAGATTGTTGGTTAGTTTATCCTTGGGAAGAGTTTTGGTTATGATAAAATCATTAATTAAATTAGTTTTAGGAATTACACTACTAGTAGTAGTAATTGTTGTTGGGCCGTTACTCGGTATTTGGTCATTGAATACATTGTTTCCAGTGTTAGCAATTCCATATACATGGGAAACTTGGGCTGCGTTTTTATTACTGTTTGGTAGTGCTACTGGATTACGATTTGGTAGTAGGAGAAAAGAATGAGTGCCGAAGACAAATTAACTATAGAAGCATTAAAAGAAAAAATTGCTAAAGTAGATATAGATATGGCAGAATTACAACGAACCGGCGATGCTAGTCGTAAATTCGAAGTGTTAAGTGAATATAGAGCATATTTAAACGACGAACTAAAAATGTTAGAACGTGAACAACGTGAACAACGATAATACTATAACAGTGGTGTGGGATAACCAGAATGGTTTTTGGTGGAACGAAACTTGCGCTATGGTATTAGAAGTATTTGGGTTGCCTGGTGACAGATACGAATCAAAACCAGAACATGATTACATGAGCTTTACTTTTAAAAACAAAAAGGATGCAGACTTATGCAAGATTCTACTCTCCGAACGAATATAGAAATTGCGATGGTAGTTATCGCTTTTTTGATTGCAATCGCTTTTATGTTTTTCTTTGCACCAAAACGTGGAGACGTCGTTGTAATTAATTGTACATGGAGTGAAATAATTCCAGATTTTACACCTCAGATGAAAGAGGCTTGCAGACAAGCACGTATAAAAAATGCTCAAAAAGAGTTGCAAAAACCTAAATAAGATTGTATAATAAACATATGGCAATACCTCTGCCTTAACATAGGAAAATTAATGACAACAAAATTTAAACCAGACCCAACAATGAACACTCCCATTGATCGAGAGTTTATTGAGGACAAATACGAGCCATTGGGCAAGCCCGTATATATTAAAAAAGAAACAGCACTTGACGCAATGTCGGGTGATGGTGGATATCAAGAAGCATATTTAGGCGATCATCTTCGCTTTAAAATGAAACGTGAAGGTAAACGGTTCTGGGCTGGCGATAATATTAGCGATTTCTTGCACGAAGGCGATAAAGAAAAACTAATAGATGAAGCAACAGAAGCATTTGAACTAGTACTTGATCGCTTGCTTATTGATAGAGAAAATGATCCTAATAGTAAAGGTACAGCAAGACGTCTTGCTAAAATGTACTTTAATGAAATTATGGCAGGACGATATGACTCAGCACCAGACGCAACAGCATTTCCAAACGACTCGGCAGACCGCTATGAGGGTATGTTGGTTGTACGTAGTGAGCTTCGCTCTATGTGTAGTCATCATCATCAGCCCGTTACTGGTGTTGCTTACATTGGTATTATTGCGGCTCAAAAACTTATTGGATTATCTAAGTACACTCGTATTGCACAATGGTGTGCCCGCAGAGGAACGTTACAAGAAGAACTCTGCAACGATATTGCAAGAGAAATAGAAAAAGCCACAGGTGCAAAAGACCTAGGAGTTTATATCCAAGCAGTGCATGGTTGTTGCGAGAATCGTGGCATTATGGCACACTCTAGTCTAACACAAACAACTGTTCTCAAAGGTGCATTTAAAGATGACATGGGTACTAAGAAAGAATTCATGGACAATATTAAAATGCAACAGGAGTTTGCGCCACGATGAACGATGATAAATTACAACGTCTTTACAATAACTTTTTAGAATTTGCTGATCACATGTGTACGGAAAATAGTCCTATGGAAGTTGCGGCTATTATGATGACGCAAGCATTAACCATTTATAAAAGTGCTATGAGCGAAGATGAATACAATCAGATGGTTGATAGCATATCAGAAAGCAGAAGCAAAGTTAAAACTTTTAAAAGGCATTCGATACAATGAAATCACAAATTCCAGCAGAAGGTATAATGCAAACAAACGATTGGGGAGATAGTCGAGTCTATCGCGTTGCTTGTGGGTGTGGTGATGAAAATCATAATCATAATATTTGGATCGAAGCAGACCAACACGATATTATTGTTACTGTCTACACTACAGGTAAAACTAACTTTTGGTCAAAGACCCGATGGTATCATATTTGGACATTGTTAACTAAAGGCTATATTGATACCGAGTCAAGTGTACACCTAAATAAACAACAAGCTCTTAACTATGCAGAAACTCTAAAGAGTGCTATAACAGATGTTGAAGAATTTAGAGCAAAAGATAAAATCAATCGTGAAAATGGCAGGCGCATGACGATGATTGCACAAGAAGGAGATTGTGTATGACCACAGCAAAACAATTAACAGACGAACTTATCTATCGTATGAAAACTACAGACCTAAATAAGTTTGAAATTAAACGCGAAGTAGGCGAGAATTGGTTACCGCAAGGTACAGTACCATTTGATTTATACGCTAGTAAAGGCATTGCTACATTTACTGTATGGGCAGAATCAATTCAAGATGCAGAACATCAAGTAAGTCAGTTTTTAGAAAGAGACGAAGATGAGTAAAATTAAAATAGCGGAACTGTTTTACAGTATCCAAGGTGAAGGACGCTACATGGGCGTTCCGTCTGTGTTTCTACGCACATTCGGTTGTAACTTTAAATGTGCTGGTTTTGGCATGCCACGTGACACAATTAGTATTGAAGCAGATGATATTGCATACACTCATGCAAACATTGAGTCATTTCAAAAATATGAAGACTTGCCGTTAGTATCTACAGGTTGTGACAGCTATGCAAGTTGGCATCCTGCGTTTAAAGATTTGAGTCCAATGCTTACTAGTGAAGCAATCGCAGATCGTATTATGGAGATTCTTCCGCAAGATCATTGGAAGGACGAGCATCTAGTTATTACAGGTGGTGAGCCGTTGCTAGGTTGGCAACGTGCTTATCCAGATTTAATTAATAACACTAAGATGCGTGACTTAAAAGAAATTACGTTTGAAACAAATGGTACCCAGCGTCTTACTCCGGAGTTTAAGGGCTTCTTGGCTAAATGGAATAGTGTAGTAGGCAGAGAACTTACATTTAGTGTAAGTGCTAAACTTCCATGTAGTGGCGAGAAGTGGGAAGAAGCAATTCTGCCAGAAGTAGTTTGCGAATACGAAGAAGTTGGTACAGCATATTTGAAATTTGTTATTGCTACAGAACAAGACTTTGCTGATGCCGAATGTGCTATTGCGGCTTATCGTAAAGCAGGATTCAAAGGGCATGTTTATCTAATGCCAGTCGGCGGTGTTGAAAGTGTCTACGCAATGAATAATAAAAACGTAGCATTGTTGGCTATGAAAAACGGATTACGTTATAGTGACAGACTACAAGTACCATTGTTTAAAAATGAGTGGGGAACTTAATGAAACAATTTATTAGAAAACTGTTTGGTATTGATAAAATACTTGCAGAAAAAGAACAAGCACAATCAGAAACAGCCAAGGCCAAAGCAGACGAAATACAGGCTAAACTGACTCCAAAAGAACGTGCCACTGCTCGAGGCGAGTCGTGGGTTGCAGTTTTGGATACAAAAGTAAATCCAGATAATGTACGCAACGGGTTCTTTGAACTCGATTGGAATGATAATTTTATTACTGAATTAAAAAAAGCAGGCTACGGATTTGATAACGATCCAGAAGAAGAAATTGTGGATCGATGGTTCAGAGACTTGGCACGAAACATGTTAGCTGAAGAAGGTTTAGATTCTAATAGAAGTTCAGGTTATATTAATGTAACTAAACTTGGTGGCGGGAAAGCTGAAGTAGAATGAAAATACTTGAAAAAAACGAGTACATTGATCAATATAATTTCTCGTCTTTGATTACACAAGACGATATAATTCAACTAAAATCATTGTCTAAAGAAATTATCGACTCGGGAAACTATTTTCACAATAGTCCAAAGTTTCAAACTAAAGAAAATTTATTTTTTAGGCAAGATCCGGTCATGCTTAAAATGCGCCAAAGTTTTGTCTACTCCTGTTTTATGTTTTTAGGACGCGAAGTTCGTATTAAAAATATGATGAGTTGGGTTTTCATGACTAGTGTCAAAGATGCAGAAGATAGAGATAACATGTGGCACAATCATCATATTAGCGATAACGATGGCACTACGGATACATTAAGTGGAATTTGGTACGTGCATATACCTACTACATCGAATCCAGACATTACAGGCACCGAATTTGCAATGGACGGATCTCCAAATTTTCAAGATACATTCTTTTTGAAACCAAACAACTTGACTTGGAACATATATCCTAGTAAACTATGGCATAGGCCCGGAATCACTGATTCAGATGAATACCGGTTTGTTTTTGCTGCAGATATGGAATATTATAAATGACATACATTTTGGTTGATACAGCCAACACATTCTTTCGTGCTAGGCACGTAGTTCAAGGCAGTGCTGACATTAAGTTGGGCATGGCTTTTCATATTACTTTTAATAGTATTAAAAAAGCATGGAATGACTTTGAGGGGAAACATGTAGTGTTCTGTCTCGAAGGTCGCTCGTGGCGCAAAGACTTTTATAAGCCTTATAAAGCTAATAGGCAAGAAACTCGTGCAGCAATGACGCAACGTGAACAAGATGAAGATAAACTATTCTGGGAAGCCTTTGACGAATTTAAGAATTTTATTACAGAAAAAACTAATTGTACAGTATTACAACACCCGCAATTAGAAGCAGACGATTTGATTGCAGGCTTTATTCAAACGCATAAAGATGCAAATCATGTTATCATATCAACAGACAGCGACTTTTATCAATTAATTGCTCCAAATGTAAGTCAGTATAACGGTGTTCAAGAACATCATATTACACATACAGGAATCTTTGATGCAAAAGGTAAACGTGTTAAAGACAAGAAAACAGGCGAAGACAAAGTCGTCCCAAATCCAGAATGGCTCTTGTTTGAAAAATGTATGCGTGGTGATACCAGTGATAATGTCTTCTCAGCGTATCCAGGTGTACGTGTTAAAGGTACTAAAAACAAAGTTGGTCTTACTGAAGCGTTCGAAGATCGTAACAGCAAAGGATTTTCGTGGAACAATCTCATGCTGCAGAGATGGGTTGATCACAACGGACAAGAGCACCGTGTATTAGAAGACTATCAACGCAATGTTACACTAGTTGACTTAACTGCACAACCTGCAGACATTAGAGCACTTATTAACAAAACTATTGAAGTCGACTGTGTTTCAAAAGATGTTACACAGGTTGGTATTCGTATGCTTAAATTCTGCAATCAGTGGGATATGAAAAAGATTGCAGATAACATTCAGCAATATGCTGAACCATTTCAGGCAAAATATCAAGGAGAACAAAATGTCTAACGTTTATCTAATTAAACCTCTTGAAAAGAAAAGCATTGTATGGCATGTCGAAATGTTCCGAGAGAACAAAGACGGTACTATCAGTTGGTTTAACATGAGCGAAACCTATCGTTGGGGACAAGGATTTGTAGATGCAGAGTTGGATTGCAATCTGCCTTACGAAGGTGAACTAACCGCTCACGCACGGACTGATTGCGGCTGGGGTTCTGAACTTGAAGATAGTTGTGCTATTGACTGGTCTTTCAGCGATGACTTAACTGAAGAAGAACAAGAGAATATTAAAAAGTTCTACTATGATGGTGACCCCGATGATGAGAATGTTCCGGATATGGGCGGTGCGGCTTGGCTGTTTGATGGCACCCACAATTGGCAAGTTGAAGATGACTATCTTGAGATCATCGGCCCTTATCAAATTAGCTTATGTGACGAAGATGGCACAATTATCGAAGAGAATGTAACATTAAAACCCAGGCCTGATCCTAAAACTAGTTGGCCCTGGAGTGTAGATAATCCTAAACCTGACAATAAAGACGGAGAGGCAGATTAATGAAATGCGATACATGCGGTGAACAAATTAAGTTAGGGTGTGATTGGAGGCAGGGTCGTTGCCCGCACCAGCCACCTATGCTAACAGATTATCATTTTAGATATTATAATCTTTGGCAAACAATTAAAGGATGGTTTAAAAAATGACAGAGATACACGCAAAGCCAATTGTAGATGGCAAATTTTGGATTGTAGAAAAAGATGGCAATAAAATTGCCACGTTACATAAAAAAGAAAATAATAAGTTCGTACTGTCAAGTACTAACGGAGAAGTGATGTTTAATAAAAAAGATGATTTGATGAAAGAATTTGGTAAAGAATTTTTTCTAAAAAGTGAAAAAGTAAAAGTTACATCTACCGAACCAAGTGAATGCCACGGTTATCCAACATCATGTAAACCTTTTAATCCAATGTATGATGTTCAACGTAAACTTCCTCTATTTACAAAGTCAAATGCCAGCAAGAGTTTGTATTGTGCCGGTTACTACATTATTAAATTTGATAAAGGATGGGTTAAAAGTCACTGTCCTAAACTTATTACCATTGAACGCTACCCGTACAAAGGTCCGTTTAAAACAGAGTTTGAAATGAAACAGGTACTTGCAAATGCAAAATCAAATTAATTTAACGCCGTTTACACAATTTATACAACAAGTAAGAAGCGCAGAATCTAGTCAGGCCAAAGAAATTAAGTTATCTATACAACAATCTCGCTTATTGGCTCTTGCATTAGCAGAATGTATGGATAAACTTAATACTAACTACGAATCTATGTTTAACGAGCTTAAACGCAGTCAAGATACTGAAGTTATTAGTCTAAGTATGGACGGTGGTGGGTTCGAAGACAAGAAATAAGAGATAAATATATGCGTAGTTAATTAATTGGAATTACGCATCATGAGTCGACCTAAACCAAAAATACTGTTAGAATACACTAACAAAAAAACTTACAAAGCTGAACAAGTTTTAGAAGCTGAAGCCATCTGGGCTGTCTTTTATAAAGCTGAGCCTTTCAATTTGAAGAGTTTTAATAGCTTAACATCTTATCCAGGTCCTAAGTACAAAAAAGTATCGTTTAGTAATCCTGGTCACGCACACAATCTTGCTAAAAAATTAAACTTAACATTTGGTACTGAAGATTTCCAAGTTGTTAAATTAACACAAGGCACCATCGTGAAATGATTTCACGAAACTTATTAACAAAAATATTTTTACAACAATGGGGCAAAACCATTGACGAAACAAATGTTGATATGTATTCAAGAACATGGTGGCAATCAAACCGTGTTGGAAAAGATAACGCCTTTCGTCTAAGTGATAAAGGTTATGAATTTTTGGTTTCGGAATTGGAACTTAAAGAATACGAAATTCCATTTACTGAACCAATCGAACTAAGTCCCCAAACTATTATATTTTTGGAAAGGTATATTGACTGTCCATATTACCTTACAAACCAAAGTATTACAGTTTTTTCCGAAAAAAAATCATTTGAACTATATTTGTTTTCGGACGATATACGTAAATTTGGGCTTATTAAAGCCATGAATGAACGCCAAAAAGATCTAGACAGCTAAATTCCTAGTTGACACATTTCCTAAGTGGTGCTATAATACATACATAGCGCAACAGATTATCACTTGTAACACACTTTTTAAAGGAAATAAAATGGCAGAAATTCTTAGCCGCACCGTTGGACCTAATGGAGCGAAACGTTCATTGCGTAAAGCATTTAAAAATAAACGTCCAATTTTCCTCTGGGGTCCTCCCGGAATTGGTAAGTCAGATATTATCAAACAACTCGGTGACGAGCTAGAAGCTCATGTTATTGACGTTCGTCTTTCACTTTGGGAACCTACTGATATTAAAGGTATTCCATACTTTGACTCAAACACTAGCAAAATGGTTTGGGCTCCTCCTAGCGAATTGCCCGATGAAGCACTAGCTAGCCAATACAAAACTATTGTATTGTTCATGGATGAAATGAATAGTGCTGCTCCTAGCGTACAGGCGGCAGCTTATCAACTTATTTTGAATCGCCGTGTTGGCACTTACAAACTGCCAGACAACGTTGTAATGGTTGCGGCTGGTAACCGTGAAAGCGACAAAGGCGTTACTTATCGTATGCCTGCTCCGTTGGCTAACCGTTTTGTTCACTTGGAAATGGCTATCGATTGGGATGACTGGCAAGACTGGGCTGTAGAAAATCGCATCCATAAAGATGTAGTTGGTTTCCTAACTTTCTCTAAAAAGGACTTGTATGACTTCGATCCTAAATCCGCAAGCCGTGCGTTTGCTACTCCTCGTTCATGGTCATTTGTTAGCGAATTGCTTATTGACGATGACTGCGATGAGTCTACTCTTACTGACCTAACTTCGGGTGCTGTTGGCGAAGGTCTTGCTGTTAAGTTTATGGCACATCGTAAACATGCCAGCAAGATGCCTAACCCTAGCGATATTTTGAGCGGTAAAGTTAAGAAGATGGAATCTAAAGAAATTTCTGCACAATATTCTTTGGTTGTATCTCTGTGCTACGAGCTCAAAGATGCTTGTGATAAAAATGTCAAGAATTGGAACGGTCAAGTTAATAACTTCTTCCAATTTATGATGGATAATTTTGAAACCGAACTTGTTATTATGGGCACTAAACTTGCCCTAAGCACTTACAAGTTGCCGTTGGATCCAGACGAAATTGCATGTTTCGACGACTTCCATTCAAAATTTGGTAAGTATATTGCAGCAGCTACTGAGAAGCAATAAGTTGACAGGACCTTCGGGTCCTGTTATAATACATACATACTGAAATTTTAGGAGCAGAAATGGCACACGCCGATCCAATTATTGATAAAATTATTGTAGCACGAGTAGGCTTACTACTGCGTCATCCGTTTTTTGGCAACCTTGCTACACGCATGGGTATCAAAGAAGCAGATGATTGGCTTCCTACGGCCGCAACAGATGGTCGCAATATCTATTTTAACAGAGAATTTTTTACACCGTTAACTGTTAAACAAGTAGAATTCGTAATCGCACACGAAATTCTTCATGCTGTTTTTGATCACATGAGTCGTCGAGAAGGCCGTGATCCAAAAGTGTTTAACATTGCCTGCGACTATGCTGTGAACGGACAAATTGTTCGAGATCGTATTGGCGATTATAATTTGCCCGATATTAAAATCTTCCATGATCCTAAATATTATGGATGGTCGGCTGAACAAGTATACGATGAAATTTACGAAAAGTATGACGAAGAACAATTGGCCGCACTTGGGCAAATGTTGGACGAACACTTGGATTCAGACGGTGGTGGCAAGGACGGGCAACCTAAATACACTAAAGAACAACTAAAAGAAATTCGCGATGAAATGCGTGAAGCAGTAATGCAAGCCGCACAGGCTGCGGGTGCGGGAAATGTGCCCGCAAGCATTCAGCGAATGATTAAAGAACTTACAGAGCCTAAGATGAATTGGCGTGAAATTTTACGTCAACAAATTCAAAGTACTATTAAGAACGACTACAGTTTTATGCGGCCTAATCGTAAAGGCTGGCACATGAACGCAATTCTTCCAGGTACACAATTTGAGGATACTATTGACATTTGCATTAGTATCGACATGTCTGGTTCCATCGGTGACGAACAAGCTAAAGACTTCATGAGCGAGATCAAAGGTATTATGGACGAGTACAAAGACTTCCGTATTAAAATTTGGTGCTTTGATACATCTGTATATAACGAAGCCGACTTTGATGGCTATACTATGGATTCGTTTATGGAATACGAGCCAATGGGTGGTGGTGGCACCGACTTTGATGTTAACTGGGAATACATGAAAGAAAATGATATTCAACCTAAAAAGTTTATCATGTTCACAGACGGTTACCCGTACGGTTCATGGGGTGATGAGTTATATTGTGACACTGTATTCATTATCCACGGCAACGACAAAGTTGTTCCGCCGTTTGGAGAATATGCTTATTACGAAGCACTAACAGAGACTGCATAATGGCTTTAAAAAATGGCAAACCAAACCCGCTAAATTATTTCGATCTAAGACGGGTTGAGTTTGCTGCACCACATTTTAAATATACCACTATTGATCGATATAACCCAAGTTTATTGAAAAATTTAGACAGTTGGATTAAGCAACATTTAAACAGTCGGTATTACATTGGACAAGGGTTAGATCTTGATAATACTAACACCATTGTATATACGACACGAATAGGATTCGAATCAGAAAAAGAACTCAGTTTCTTCACGATTGCCTGTCCTCTGATTCAAACGAGATAATTATATTTGTACTTTATAAGGAGATACCATGACTGACCAAGTCGAACAACAACAAGAGGCGGTGCAAGCACCAGACGCACCAAAAGCAGATGCGAACGAACTAACAATTAACGATCTTAACGCAATGAAAGTTATTATCGATATTGCTAGCTCACGAGGCGCATTTAAACCAAACGAAATGGTTGCTGTAGGGCAAACATATAATAAATTAAGCACATTTTTAGATGCTGTATCTAAACAAGCAGAATCGCAAAAAGCCGGTGCAACAGGAGCATAATTATGCAAAACTTAAAACATGTAGGTAGAATTAAAGATACAGGTAAAAAAGTACTCGTAGCTTTTAGGACTCTACCAGGTGACGCTTATAGTTGCCTAGTTGTACCAACTGAAAATTTACCCGATGAATATCATAACGCTATCATCAATTTAGTTGAAAGCCCAGCAGCTCAGCAATCGTATGAGTTCGCAGAAGCGTTAGATCGAACACAATTTCCAGACGGAAGCCGCATGTTACCGTTTTTACATGCCAATGGCCGTTTAGTAAAAGTGAGCACAGCACAAGTTGAGATGACTCCGGTTATTGGATCGTCAGTTATGTTGTCCGAACTCAATCAACTAATTGCCGAACAACGTGGTATTGCAGTAGATGATTTGCATATTCAGCCTGAAAGCCATGATGTCGCTAAAGAAGTTGCATCAGTTAAGAATATGCCTGTTGAGAATGCTGATGTAAGTAAAACCACTTCGCAAAGTGTAAATGAAACTGCCGAGTCTACTTCGTTTGTTAACGCAGAAGCTGAAGCAAAACACTATCGTAGTCAGGCAGACAAGTTGGCAAAACAAGCTGCCGAATTCCGCAGAAAAGCTGAGGAGTTGGTTCCAACCAAAAAACCGAAGTGAGTGAACAGGGAAGAAAACTTCCCAAAGATGTCGTCGAATGTTGGCCAGAAGTATTTGGAGAGGTAAAACTAAATGTGTTACCTTTACGGTATCTCCATGCTGTTATTATCACATTTAAAGACGGTAAGATTTGGGAAGTAAAAATAACAAAAGATGATCACGCAAAAGGCTGGAGTGCCTTTGAAAGATCAATTTCGGAACTTTACAAAACTTACGAAAGTCGTATTGATAATGTTGACTTTCGATTAGATACTGAAAAAATTCGAAAAGATATAGAAAAAACTACACAACGATTTTTAAAGAAAAGAAAATTATAAATGAATGTTAAACTATTATCATACAGTCAACCAACAGGCGAATTTAGAGACATGGGCATTGCAGATGCACAAGAACTCATTGCGTATTGCGCCCGTGTCTCCAATCCAAGCAACCAACTTAACACAGAGACGTCAGACAAACTTATTAGATATTTGGTCAAACATCAACACTGGTCACCACTTGAAATGGTCTCCGCCTGTATTGAAATCACAACGACCCGAGATATTGCCAGACAAATCCTCAGGCATAGATCTTTTAGCTTTCAGGAATTTAGTCAACGATATGCAGACCCTACTAAAGACCTTAATTTTGTCACAAGAGAAGCAAGACTCCAAGATCCAAAAAATAGACAGAACAGCGTCGAAGTCGATGATCAATTGTTACAAAATGAATGGTACAGAGCTCAACAACGAGTCATTTATGCAGCTAAACGAGAATACGAATGGGCTATTGCTAATGGCATAGCTAAAGAACAAGCTCGTGCAGTACTGCCAGAAGGGCTTATTGAAAGTCGTTTATATATGAATGGTACACTACGTAGCTGGATTCACTTTATTGAATTGCGTAGTGCCAATGGTACTCAAAAAGAACACCAAGAAGTTGCTATCGCTTGTGCTAAAGTGATATCTGAGATTTTTCCGCTAGCCAACGAACTTCTAGCCAACTAAAATCATTTATATTATCTAATGCCTCTTTATTAGAGGCATTTTTTTCTCCGTACGATTTGCCAGCGAGTGCGCCTAAATAGGCATAAAATCCGTAAGGAACAGACTCGTTCAACGTACACCATACACTTAGTCTAGATAATGCTTCGTCGTTTCCGTTTACTGCTAATTTACAGCATTCTCTAAAAGCACTACGCCATGTACTAAACGGATCTGTATTAAATGCTGTAATGTTGCTAACTTCTTCCATTGCTTTAAATCTAGTACTAATGTTCATGGTCATATCAGTACTACTAACATCCATATCAATGGTTAATTTTTTTGGCAATAGTTTGACGCCACCATAGCCATATTCTAATCCATTTATAGGATTACGACTGCGCCAAACATGTACAATGTCGTATTCTTCTTTTGTTACTTCGTAATTAAAATTAAATGTATCTAGTACAATGGCATCTGCATCCACTACCCAAAACATAGGACTAAAACTTCTTTTAGCAGCTGTAATATGAGCTTGATGTATACCTGTAACTCCGTTAACGTGTTTTGTTAAAGGAAAACGTTCTTTTAGACGAGCTAAATTTTCGGCTGCAGTTGGCTCGTTATAACTAATAAAAATAATATCAAACACGAGAACGAATTACCCTTGGTGTGTTACTGTACACAGTTTTAAAAAATCGACTACCAGCAGCATCTAGATTTGCAATTTCAATTTTACATTTTTCTCTAAGTTCGTTGCCATAAAAATTAATCTGGTTAGTTTTTTCTTCGTCCGATGCTGTTTCGTAATGTTCATTCCAATAATTAGTCAACCATTCAAAATCACGAACATTTGCATAGTTCCAATCTGTACAATTAGTTAATGCGGCGCCTTCTCTTGCCCCTAATATACTATAAATTCCATTTTCAACATCTGCGCCAACACTAGACCAAATTAATAAACGATGATAATTTTGCCACCATACTTTTCTAAGATCACCAATTTTAGTACCTTGATCCAATGACATTTTTACACCTTCACGGAATCCTGCTCGCCATGCTTGGAATGGTGTAGCGTTAGTAAAACTCTCACTGTAGTTTTCGTTAAACTGATAGTACTTGTCGTCAAAACAAAATTCGACCAATCCCTTGGCGTCATTAGGATCTGAATTTTCGTGTGTACGCATATTGTTTACAAATTTGCGTGTCCATAGTTTTAAACCACCATTGCCATACATAAGGCCGTTGACATGCACTTTACCACACCAACTAAACACATGGTCGGGCGTAAGTCCTAGTGCATCTATATCTATTTCTACTTCAAGAAACTTTGGATCTATAATGTTATCTGCATCTACAGTAACAAAGTATTCTGTCTCGCTTAGTGCGGCGCAGGCTTTGTGTGCGGCATCACTGCCTTTGACTCCGTGTACACGTTTAGCCCAAGGCACTTTAGTTAATAAATCAGCGTAATTTTTTTCAGCGTTTGGTTCATCGTAGCTGAGAAATATAATGTCTTGTTCCATTATTTTAATCATGTATAATCCTTAATCCGTAAGATTTAAAAATTAATTTAGAGCTTATAGAAATTTTATCTATTTTATTTTCAATATTACTCTCAAACGGAAATGACATCACGTCTGAAGTTATTAAATCTGCTAAATTAATAAAAATTGTTCTAATTAAAAAATCAAAATCATTTTCTAAAGTTACAAAAAATACTAACTTTGGGGCAACTACAACATCATAATAATCTTTAATATTGTTGTCTACTTTAAAATCCCAACTTTTTGTTGAGCCATTCCAAGTTACTGTACATTCAACATTATCGTCAGTTTCTGTTATCCACTCAAACACATTATTTTTAAAAGCATACCCTTGATCAGTTGCTGGAACGATAGCAAGGTTTGAGACTCCTGTCTGATCTCGTTTATAACCAACAAGATAATCCCTAGTGTTCAATCGGCGTGTTAAGAATCCCTCAACTTCTTCAAGAGAAGTTTTAATAGCATGTTCAAATCTTGGTTCAGGTTCGGAACCTATTGAAACAATCCTTCCTGTTTTTTTGTCAAAATAAACGTAATAGTTATTCATTAGTTAACTCTTTTAGTTTTTTTAGAATTTTTTTAGACATAAAACTCTTTTCAACATAATGGAACAACTTAGGTTGTTTTATATTGCCTACAACTAAGTCTCCTTTTGAAGTCAATACAAAAGGAACAGTGTCTTGCCAACTATCAACAATAAGTGGCCAACCTTGAATTGCTGATTTCATGTGAACAAATTCTAAAGGGCTACATACATCAATTACACTATCATATGCTCCAATTATTTCAATTGCTATAGCAGATGCTAAGTCCATACTTAACCAGTTTTGATAACTTACTGGGGCAAATTGTGTATATGCCCATTCCCAGTTGTTACATACAAACTCGAGTGTTTTATAAAATTCAGTTGCTTGGTCAGACTTTTTAAAGTAATGTAATGCAAAATAAGGGTTTGTTAATCCGTTATCGATAAACGCCCTGCGGTGTACAGTATCCTGTGTTATTGTTTCAAGTTTGTAATTTTTGATACGAGAACAAAATTTAATATCATAACGACTACAATAATCCCACCAATCACTGATGTCATCGAGCATTAACATGTCGGCATCAAGAACTATAGTTTCGTCATACGGGGTTACATAATATAATTTCCATCTATGTTCTGCTTTATATTTTGAAACTGGTGTTTCAGTTATCCAAGGAATTTCAATTATTTGATCAAAAACTAGTCGCTGTTCTTCAGAAACTGTATTATTAGTCATGATAGAAACATTTGTAGTTTTAGATTGACTAGCTTTAATACTCAATGCCAATGCATAGGCTTGCTCGACATAATTACAAGTGTCTGAATTCTCTGCAAAAATTAAAAAACCTTTAGACATTTTTGTTCCCGTTAATTACTCTAGTAAGACTAACTTTATTCATAACATGGACATCCATACTTGTTGTTTTAGCAGGTATGTACTCGCCTAAGTGATCCTTTTTCTGAATTAAAAATTTCATAGAAGATTCTTTTATATCAATTAGTATATCTCTATCTTCTATATAATTCATAGTCCCGGGCAATTCAATAGCAAAATCGCCGTTAATTTTTCCATTCATAATATGAATAGCAATACTAAAAGCAAAATCATTTCTAAAAGTTTCAGCATCAATACTATATAAAATTCTATAGTACATCCAATTCTTTTTAATGTATGTTACTAAATTAAAAAACGCTTCAACAACTGGATCTTTATCAAATACAAAAACTGTAGCCCAATAAAAAGGTATGCTGTATTGATTAATACGCTCGTAAGGAGTTGTGTCTTTCCAGCTAGTAAGACTAAAGCTACGTCGATAAATTTGAAACGGAGTATCCCTCTCTAAGGCAATTTTAAGTATGTCAGAATTTATAATGTAATCACTGTCAATTACCAGCGTTCGATCATAAGGACTTACATCGAACGCTCGGTATCTAGTTATATTTTTCCATTCCAGTTTTGTACTAGAAATTGAACCATCATAAAACAATTTATGCGTTGACGGTTCGAGTACAATATTAATTACTTTGTCAAACGGGTGATCGGGATAATTTTTTTCTAGCCATGCTGTATTGTCTGTGACTATGCTTACTGGTATTTTTAAAAATTTTACTATTCGGTGTGCTGCAAATACAGCTAATTTAGTATAATCAACACCAGCATTATTGTGAGCAAAAATTAATGCGCCAACCGTCATAACTCAACCATGTCGACTAATTTTCTTTTAGATTTAATGTCAGCAAATTTAACAGAGTATTCGTTTAATGCTGTCATGTATTTTAATAAAATTTCATCAAAGAATTTCTGTACATCTGATATGACTACAGGAAAACCATTTGCATCAACAAAAGGAACATCGTGTGTATATTCGAGATCTAATACAGTCTTAGTAAAATTAATTAAAACAGTATCAATTTGAAATGTTCCACCATTTTCATAGTAGACTAACTGTTGTTTAAATTCTTCTAAAATTATTCGTCTTTGATTAGATAAGGTAGCCATATAATTGGCTACACCAAAGGCTTTTTCTAACTTTTCATCCATAGATAACTCCGTAGTGTACTATATTACACTACTTTAATTATCTTGTCAATAGGCCGATGGGAAATTAATTTATGCCAGTTGAAATAGCACTAGGAGCAGGAATTGATACGTTATCAATGGATCGTAAAACTTCCACTGTACTTATTAGTGTTCCGTCTGGGTTTTCGTCGATACCAAATCCTGGATCTGGAAGGGTTGGAGGTTTTCCTGAATCGTCACCAAAATGAATGTCAAAGTACAAAATACGTCTATCACTGGTACTGTTTACCCTTGCATAGATATAATATTTGTTTGGAGCATACGCACCTGCTGGTGCAAATTTTTGGAATATTACGCCGTTAGTCGTTGTTAAATCATAAAATCCAAGACTGCTAGTTTCGCCAGTGCCAGTACAAGTTGTTTGAGTATGATTCATAGAGATTACACCCATACTCGACAACATATTAGTCCATGTAGCGTTTTTTAGCCCAGCAGATCCGCCTGATCGTTCAGCCTTGAACTGGAACTGGCCGCCACTGTTAAAAAAGTATCTAGCTTCGTCGGCAGTATTCCATGTAATAGACACAGATTGCACAATTGTCCCGTTCCATGCAGTATTTCTAATTTGTGGTGCAATTAAGTCCGATACACCGTATTGTCCAAGCGGTGGAGGAGAAACTAAATGATTAGCATCAGCATCATTTGCAAGTGCCAAGTATGCTGCTCGCCATGTGTCCCTAACTTGACGAGCAGTTGTCGGTATTGGAATATCCGATCCAGCAACATATCCTGGATCTTCAGGAGCTCGTGTTCCCAATAATACACCGGTTTGGTGTTGTCTTGCACGGGCAATGTCTGTTCTTAAAGCAGTCCACTGAGCTACTGTAATTTTAGAATATTGTCCTACTTGATTACTAACCAACGATTGTCCATACCCCTTTGTGCCAGACCCTGATCCTAAAACCAAGGCAATTTTAGATTGTATTACGTTATAATCGTTTGCTATAATTAATGTATTTTGGCCGGGCATTTGTTATCCTTTTTAAATTCTCAGATTATTTATACATTAAAGTATAACACATTCTACCAGTTTGACACCAACATCGTCATTTGTTGACAATGCAATAGCAAACACATCAGCATTATTTCCCATAGCGGCTTGTGCTGTTCCATTTGGGCCTGCAACTAGACGCTGGCCTTTAATTACAGAACCAGTAACTTTAACTGGTACTCGTCCTTTAAGCGCAATTGGCGTTCCACCTTCTAATTCAAAATTCATTAAGTAAGCAGGTTTTTCAGACACTGGACCAACTGCACGGAATCCAACTTGACAAGCTGTAACTTCTTTTTCTCCACCAACCATTAATACGGTACCAATTTCGTATTCTGCATCAGCAAGATATTTTTCTGCTAAGTCAGCGTAGTTAGCTGCGGTTGCTGTTCCAACAAACCATGTTGCTTTTAAAGCACCTGGAGTAATACTTACTCCGTTAATAACTTCTGTTGATCCTGTACGTACAGCAATTGTTCCAGAAGTTGCGCTGGCACTTGCTGTTCTATAGTCATCAGCAGCAACATACAAAGCATCCGAGCGTGTGGATGTTCCTGCAAAAGTTACAGCATTAACTGTTTTAAATCTTAAAGATCCAGAACCCAAATCTGACTGATTATCCACACCAGGTAATACATCAGATCCAACTAATGTCAGTGGAGTTTTTGTAGCAGCGCCAACTGTTGTTTTAAATGTAATCGTGTCGTTTAATTGGTTTTCAATAACTGGAATTGTTGTTACACCTGAAGTAACGTTATACACACGTAATCGTGGTGTGTCTCCTACTGTAAATCCTGCATCACTAAATGAAACTAAACTATTAAAAACAGCTGATCCTTTTTTAACAAAATCACTAGCAAGAGAGCCGCCTAATCTATCTGAATCAGTTGCTGTTCCCCAGAATCTGTGATTACCATTAACTGTTTGTCCAGGACGTGCATTGTCATTTGTATAAGCAAGTGTGATACCTTGCTGTATTTTTGTGAATCCATTAATTGAACTTGTAGTAGGGTCTAGGGTAAATTCCGAGTCTGCGCTTACGACAAAAATAGTATCACCATCAACAATAGATTCAATAATGGCATGTGTTGCACTTAATGTATCTCTAACACTTCTTGAGCGCATCTGTGTAGTTTGGCTACCAGCAACTCCTTGAGGACCGACTAAGACATAAGTTGCGCCATCCCAAGTGTATAATTGTTTGTTAATTGAATCCCACCAAAAATCGCCTTGGGTCAAGCCTGTTGGAGCACTAGTTCCTAATTCTGCACCACCAGTTGTACGAAATTTTGCACCATCATAAAATTTTAATTTGCTATTTCCGGTATCAAACCATAGCTGTCCTGGTAGTGGTTTTGGTGGTTGGGTAGTATTAGCAAAATTTTCTAATAAAAACAAAAAGTTTTCATTTTGAACTTCGCCGTAGCCAGCATAATTCTTACCGATGATCTTAAGATCAGTGGTACTATCAATAGTGCCATCTGCGACTGTTGCTACTACTTGTCCGTTATATTTGTTAATGGTATATGGCATTTTCCGTTATTCCTTATTATGTGTATTTATGCTGTTTTCACTAGTTACACAATGTCTGCTTGATAGATCCACGTTGGTCCGTTCTTTTTATATTCTTTAGAAACTCCATTATCTAAACAATAAACTCTTAAAATAGTGTCATTTTCATAATCTTCGGGCAGGAAAATCTTAGATAAAATTGTTCCCGCTAATTGAGCTTCAGTTAATCCGCCAATATTAACACTAAATCCTAATGGTGCTGATCTAACTTTTGTGTCAACATAGAGTTTATTAGTAGCATCTGTGTTGTCTGTTGGCGTTGCTAAGTTTGAAATACGCTTACTACTAACACTGACTGTTCCTGCACCTTTTGGAGTCAATACTACACTTCCGTCAGCAACAGCATTGTTAATAAAACTAATTGTATCGCTATTAATGTTTAGATTATCGACTTGCAGTTGGTTCAATGTTCCGATACTGTTTAACCCTGGAGCACTTGTAACAGTATTTCCTAACTCTGTTTGGCTCAATACTGCAAAATTGTTAATTTTATATGTTTTTCCGCTAACAAGATTGATGTTTTCACTAGAATTCCATGCAGTTTCTGTAGAACCCCAAGCAAAAGTTTTAGTAGTTGCGCCAGCTAGACTAATACCGCCGCCGTTGGCAGTAATATCTGTTGGAGTGTCTACTTTACCTATTTCTATTAACAAGTCTTCAATCTGAATATTTGTGGTATTAATAGTAGTTGTTGCGCCTTCGACTGTTAAATTTCCTCGAATTCTTGTATTACCGTTAACATCTAAAGTAGCTGTTGGTGCTGATGTATAAATTCCCACATATTCGCTTTGTGCGTTAACAAAAATGCTTGATTTTAAACTAGTAGAAAGACTTTGTAGTGAAAAATTCTGATTAGGAACATTTGAATTAATTTGAAAAACATTGTTATCATACTTAAATTCAGTATTTTGATTTGTGCCTAGTATTAATGGAGAAGAGTTTAATACTCTAATGGTCCCATTAGATATAGTGTATCCATCAGCTGGATCAACTTGTAGGAAACTCTGTGCATCTTTAAATGTTCCGTCTTCTGCTACTAGAGTATCGGCTTGACTGGCTGGTGCATTGAATTTAAATCCTGGTATATTAGCAACGTTAAATCCAACTTTGATTGGAAGTGATATTCCTGAGTCGACATTGGTTATTACTGTTTGTCCGGTTTCTTCATTTAAAGTTTCTACTGTATTAATAATAGTACCATATCCCGGAATATCGTCTAATGGTGTAAAATCATTAACAGAATTACTAAAGATTCCAAGTAATACTTGTCCACAATATAAAAATAATGTTGTGTGATTAATATTATTTGTATCAACTACATCAACAACACTCCAACCTGATATTCCTTGTTGTGCTGTATACGCTGGTCCTGCTAATAAATTTGCTGAGCCGTCATTAAAATATAATCGTTGTGTAAAACTATCAATCCATATATCGCCAGCGCCAATACTGCTAGGAGCAGTTGGGCTTACTATTGTTCCGCCACTTACTTTAAATCCCGATCCGTCATAAACTTTTAAACGGCCTTCTGTAGTGTCGTACCATAACTGTCCTTGTAAAGGATTATTTGGTTGTGTACTATTTGAAAAATTTTCTAATATTTTGACAAAATTTTCATTAAACAATTCGCCGTAACTTGTTGAATTTTTTCCTATTAGTGTTATATCTGTTGTTGTTTGATCAATTGTTCCGTCAACAACTTCAGTTAGAACAGATCCGTCAGTTTTATTAATAATATAGCTCATTATAGTACACCAGTGAAAATTATGTAGTTAATAGTTGCATACGGATTCATAGCGTTGAATGGTTGTCCGGTTGTAGCACTAATCATGTTACCGCTGTTTCTTAAACCTGAACCTGTTCCAGAAGCATTTCCTAAACCTGGATCTGCGGCAGCATCTGCACCGGCACCTGGTAAACCAGCAGCATAGTATTGTGCAAAACCACTATTAAGATTGTGCTTATGATCTGGAATATTTCTAACTTCTAAAGTTTTATATTCGCCGCCGTTTGTTCCAGCACCAAGTGTGTCAGCAACTATGTCAGTAACTCGATTGGCACTACCACCACCTGCTGGTATTTGAATTGTTGGATCGTCTGCAGCTGGAACTGTTCTAGCATTATCCATGTTATCACGGCCCAATGCAAAACGTCCTCTTAAATCTGGAAGAGCAAATGTAGCTTTACCAATTAACTGTGAAGGCGTCTTGTAAGCGTATCCAATAACAGCAAACAAATCAGAAAAATCACCAATTTTTACTTCTGATCCATCGCAAAACAAATATCCTGCTGGCACAGTTGATCCTGCAAACGGCATAATGGCACCAACGGGCACTGTTGGAATATTTGAAATAAATTTTTGTTTTGAAACTTGTTTTAGTCCGCCACCTGTTCCATCTCTATAAACAAGCATTGTGTCTGTTAAGAAACTATCAGTTGTTACAGTCTTTGATGCAATCAGATCATTAGTTACCGTAGTTTGAAAAATCTGATATCCCGAAGGACTACCTGCTTGAGGTAATTGACCATCAAACGTAATGTCTTCTATACTAGATAAATCTCCTCTAATACGAAACCTTGTTGGGCTTGCTAACTTGGCTGCTGAACCGCTGATATTTCCTGATAAACTTCCTGTAAATGCACCATTAAATGAACCAACAAATGACTGGGCATAGATATTTCGAAATCTACGAGTGCTTGTTCCAAGGTCATATAAATCCGTTGCATCATCGGAACTTGGTTGGATTACAGTTCCTGCTGTTGGATCACCATTTAAGTCTAAATTAACAAAATGTATCCCACCATTAATACTAACGTCACCACCAAATTGCGATTGTTTAGTAACACTTAATCCACCGTTAGTTTGTATAGACCCTTGTCCTAATACAGTTGCATCTGTTGTGCCTTGAACGATTAAGTCGCCGTCTGTAACAATGTTACCAGCAACATCTAATGCTTCTTGTGGGTTAGTATTGCCAGGGCCTACACCAACATAACCATTTGGATCAATATGTACTGCGGTAATTGATGCTCCAGCATTGTTTAATTTAAACTCAATATAATTTCCACTGACTAGAGAAGAAAGGATTGCTGAATTAGCATCTGTTGATATATTAAAACTTCTATTACTTCCAACACTAATACCACCGTTATTACTAACGTTTAATGGAAAAGTAGTTGTACTTTCTTTGTCGCCGCGGAGAAAATTGTTAGCCTGAACAACACTACCGTTATAGTTTAATGAATCTGCTACACTGGCAGTTCCCCAAAATTTTGTTGGAGCATTTGTACTAGTCGAGTCAACTGTTGATAAATTAACACCTTGGCCAATACTTGAAAACCCTGGAATAGTAGTTTTAGGTGTAAACGATTCTTTGCTTATAATTGCTATTCTAGAATTATTAGCAAAAAAACTAACAACATTATGGTCAACGTTAACTGTATCAGTAATAGTTTCAACATCTGGTCCTGTTTTAAGTCCAGCACTAAATTGCGGACCAACTAATAACCAATTAGATCCAGAATAAACATATACTTGTTGATTTTCCGTGTCTACCCACAGATCTCCTCTTGTACTATTAATAACACTAGGCTCCGTGGCTGATTTTTTAACTGCTCCCGATGGTGTCCATCCTGTACCGTCATATACTTTGAGAATATTTTCTCCAGCACTGTTGTCATACCATAACTGTCCTTGTACTGGATTTGAAGGAGCTGAATTTTTAGCAAAATTTTCTAGTAAATGCAAAAAGTTTTCTGCAATAATAGGAGCATACCCTGCATAATTCTTGCCTGGAAATTGTAAACTAGTTTCCTGATTAATACTTTGGTCAGCAACGGTTAGACTAGGTTTAGCAGGATTTGTTGTTTCGGTAAATTTAACTTGATAAGGCATCGATTAAACTCCTGCTAGGCCGGTTAAACTCTGTATTCTAACTGTATAGTCAATTTGAATTAAACGATTCAAAGATTTTTGTACAGGGTGGAATATAACGTGAGTTAGCAATAAGCTGTTTCCTAATGAGCTATAAGATTTTAAACCTAGTTCATCAAAAATATACAAACTATTGTTGTTATTTGAATTGTCAAACGCTTGTTGGCCGCTAGGCTCGCCGTAGTCTAACAAGCAAGTTACAAATACATCTGTATAGTTTGTACCAGTTACGTGACGAGTTTCAATAAAATTACGAGTTGGATCTACGTTATTGCTGCTACGGTCATCGACTACTTTTTTATACGTTTCGTTGTAAAGACTAGCATTAGATCCTGTTGAATTAGGAGTTAAGTAAGTAACAATACCTGTTGGGTCAACAGCAGTTCCGCCGTTACCAAAGGCCATTTCATAGATAAAACCCTGGCCGCTGTTAGCTAAACTTTGTGCTAGGGCTATACTGATGTTTTCGTAGTGGATAGCATTGCGCTTATTGATAAACACTTCACCTGTTTCTGGGTTATGAATCTTAATGTGTCCTTCAATGTGAACGCCAGTTGTTTCTTTACTCTGCATAGTAGTCTCTCTTTATTCTATATTTAGCTGAATTCATTATGTGCTAGTTTAATTGTATATAATTTAGGGTTAAGCTAAGGTTATTGAAAACGACAAAGTTTGACCATTCTTTGTAGCAAAGCCAAACGGATCTTGGTGCTTATGGGTTCCACGTTACATCTATAGTTTGGCCAAGTTTAGTGTCTAACCCAAACGGATCACCGAAGAAACTATACCTCCCACTAAAATTACCACTACCATCATTACCACTAATAGTTGCAGTAACACCGCCTATGGTAAAGGATTGGGAGAGTCCAGGACCGCTTGTAATACCGTTTATGGCACCACCTGAAACAGTGAATCCACTGTATGAACCGTTTACCAGTATTAGCCACCCTGCATCCTGCGGCCCGAACTCAACACCAGTATAGTGAACCAATTGACCTGTGCCACCGGTCACTGTGCCAAATACTGGAAAATAATAATCGGCAGCCAAACCGTTTGCACCATAAGTGGTTCCACTAGGCGCACCGCCATTTGGCCATGGCGCAGATGCCACTGTAATGCTGCCTAGGTTACCACCACCACCTCCTCCACCTGCGGCTTGAACAGCAGTGGCTATATGAAACATCAGTATACCAGTCATTATGTTAGCCCCACGCCGCTGATAAACCAAGTACTCTGAGCTACCTTGACTAATGTTGCCATACCAAATGGTGCCAATGTTCTAGTTCCTGTTGTACCTGGACCTGCTAGATTCATAGTATCTGTTGTAATAGCAATACTTACGGTAGCACCTGTACCAGCAACTACAGCAATGGTAGTTCCTATTGGAAAGTCCACTGATGTGTATGATGGAACTGTAACAGTACTAGTAGCAGTTACATAAATGTGTTTGCCCATGTCCCCTATTACTAGACCGTAGTTAGCACTCTTACTGTTCTGTGGCATGCCAATATATCCAACACTTTCAGCTGTGCTGGATGCAGTAGCAGTTGCGGCGGTGCCAGTATAAGCTGTGCTTTGAACTGTGGCATCTGGGAATGTTAAATTACCAGTTGGAGAAAATCCCCAACTTTTATAGCCATTTGATAATACTCCAACTGGCACAGGTCCAGGTCCAGTACTTAGAGCCCACCC